GTCCTGGAGCGTCCAGGGCCGGGGCGGGGATGTTTCGGGCATGGCTGGTGCCTCCTTTCTTAGACTGCGGGGCCTGCGATAAGCGGGTATGTTGAAACGTCTGTGAATGTTGATGTAATAGCGCTGTTATTCGCTACAACGCCACGAGTATTTCTATAAAATGTCCGGTCAACTGTGTTGTAGAATCCCAACACCCCAGATGGATTCTTACAAGGTATCAACTGCATGATATAGTTACCGTCAGCATCAAGCATATTGAATCCATAAATACGAACATTTACAGGGGTTTTTGCATATGATGCATAGGATAATCCACCGGACGCAGTATATATTGCGGCATTGAAAAATGACATCCAAATCAATGAAGACGTACGCTTAAATGTTGCGTTACCATACCATCTTGTCGTGGATAGCGACGTTCCATTATAGGTTATGCCCTCATCGATCTTCGCCCTCATAGTGTATTTTGTGTTCTGCGTCATCGTCCAATGCAATGGGGCGGTCAAATTCCCTGACTTGAGTATATATATTCCGTTTCCAAAACACACATCCATCCCCTTGAAATACAGACCAGCCCCTCTGATTTGTGTCGAATTTCCATTTGTATACCCGAACAATGGAGCATATCCTTTTGCGTCTATCGACGTAAGTGAAGATGCCGGATTTCCAGTAACCATGAATGTTATCTCAACCGTATTCAACGCAACCGTCGGTAATGGCACATTGATTACAGGACAAGTTGAAAGATTGCTATACGCTATACTTGGGTTGTTTGCGAGATACTCCAGCTCCGTATACCCCGCCGGGACCCGAGATGCTTTGGAGAGATACCCGTGCAAAATTTCCAAATCTCGAGCCAACGTGAATGCGTACGGATCAGCAGTGCTTGTAACATTCGCGTAAACCAATCCCCACTTGTCGAATTTGTACCCGCTTGGGATCGTCTTGGTCTTAACAGTTACTACGGAATTTTTGCGGAGATGCAATTCCGCCCCATTCCCCTGCGCGTCTGCATTCCTTGTAATGGTGTAGTCTTCTCCATTTATTGTGACTACCAGCTCGGAACTCACAAATCCAGAAGCAGACACAAGAAGCGTATAATACTCATAGTATTTAAGATAATATGTTGCATCTCCTGTCGGAGTAACAGAAAAGGACGAACCGGAACTGACCAGATTCCCGCTTTCGTCATACCAACCCGCAAAGTTGTATCCGTTGATATCCCACGGATTCACGGAAACAGATTCTCCTGGATTTACAGTAAACGAGCTGGAATTGAGAACTTTACTCGAATCCTCTTCATCAACCGCATAGAAATACACCGTGTAAGTTGGATTATCCTCAAACACCAACTGCTCTCCAACGAACGCCTTTTTGATCTTCTGCTCTCCCACATAGAGGCCGGAGATATTTTCCGTTCCAAGCTTCAGCATGACCTACTCCTTTATGAGGTACAGGGTGGAGGGGGATTTAGCGGTACCGGGGAGAGCGGCATACTCGGCCTCTGTCATCACCTGGATAGCGGTCACGGCACCCGATGGTATCGCCCCCACATCCTGCGCGGTATACGTCGGCTTATTGGGCTGTTTCGCCCAGGTAGGTACGGTGGGGTCGGTCTCGGTGAAGGTCCCTCCCCCGCCCTCCGGCGGATCGATCCACTCCGTGTCATAGTCCGTGCCGCTCTTCTTGGCAAGCACCTGACCCGCCGCGCCTCCCGCGGGCACCCCCGGACCGGCAGGCCCCGCAGGACCTGTCGCCCCGGTCTCCCCCGGTTCACCCTGCGCACCACGGGGGCCGATAGGCCCCTGGATACCCTGGATGCCCTGCGCTCCCTGGGGCCCCGGAGGTCCCACCTGTTCATTTGCCACGCCCTGCTCCAGCTTGTTCATCCGGGCGGCGGAGATCAGGTCGCCGTCCTTCCATTCTGTCGGTGTGTAGGCCATTACGCGCCCCTCCTTCCGATCCTCGCGCTTCCGATGAGGCCCCGGCCTACGACGCCCAGTTTCCCGTCGTCCAGCGGTTCAAACACCGCCAGGAGCCGCCGGTCCCGGTCCACCGTGAAGCTGTATTCGATATCCCGGCTGACGGTCCGCCCGTCCTCCTGCCATTCGTCGAATTCGTTGTATGCGTCGTTGACGGCCTTCACCGTGGCCGTCTCGCCCTGGTAGAAGATGCCGCCGCCGGAGAAGTTCGCCCCCGCCGGGGCGGTCCCCACGGCTACCAGGTACGCCGGACAGATCTCCGGTTCCAGCCGGTACCCGTCCGCCGCGAGGCGTGTCGCCACATAGGCATATCCCCTGGTTACCCGGTTCAGGTCCACCCAGGTATAGGCCCCTTTGGGCCCGTCCATCAGCTCCTGATACTGGGCCGGGGTGCCCTGGAAGCGACCGGTGTAGCGGTCGAAGAGGGCCGCAAGGGCCTTTACCCGCTCCACGTCCGCCGCCGTCCGGTCCGTTATGAGAAAATCCCTGAATCTCTGCATCCGCTATACCTCCCCGCAGTCAAATTCACCGCTGACGATGCCCTCGGTCTCCCCCACGCGCCGCACGTCCACGCCCACGATCTCGCAGTCCGCCGCCGCGATGCCGCTCAGGACGATGCTCATGGAGGTGATGAAACCGTCCACGGTGGTATCCCAGGGCGTAGGTGCCGCCACATGGTCCCCGGGCTTCTCCTGGTCCATCACGATCCGTACCCGCTGGGTCTGCCGCTTGGTGTAATAGTCGTAGAGGTGCTGGGCCACAGCCGGGGCGTTCATGGGGCTCACCAGCGTGGCGTCCTTGACCTCCACCACGTTCTGCTTGTCGTTGGCCGTGACGTTGGGGTTGTTGATGGTGACGACGGACGTGCTGTGGTAGTGCGTCACGCCGTCCACCTCCACGGTGTCGCTCCCCTCGCCGGAGGTGCTGTAGCTGTGGGAGGTCACCTGCACCGCCGTCACAATGGCGGAGGTGTCCACGGTGCCGCCGCTGTACACCCGGCCCGCCGGGATGCGCCTGGGCAGGTCCTGCCGGTCCCGGTAGAAGCGTATCTTCTCCGTGCCGCTGGTGTCCACCATCGCCCGCAGGGCAAATGCTACCTGCTGCATGGCCTCCCTCCGGGTGCAGGGGGGCATGTATCCGGTAATTGGCACGTTGGTCAGCGCCGCGTCCAACTCCATCTCGAAATGTCCGCCGATGATGTCCTCCAGCAGCGCCCCTGCCGGGTACTCGCTGTACATCCCAGCCGGGAACGGGTCCTCGTCCAGAACGCCTATGGCGTCGATGCAGGACACGTCGTAGAGTCCCCGGGCCCGGTGGGTGGAATCGCTGATGTAGAAGACGCCGATCAACTGCTCCCCGTTGAACGCCGACACCGGCTGTTTGAACTGGAACATATACTCCACATCGGACTTGCTGTCCAGGGTGAAGTCCAGGGTGTTCACGGACACCTCCGAAGAGAGGATGCTGACCTCCTCCACCACGCGCACGTCCCTCAGCTCGTCCCTCTGGAACTGCCTGGACACGCCGAACGCCACGTGCCGGAGCTTGGCATAGCGGTATGGGTAGTTGGTGGCGTTCAGCCGCAGGACCACCTTGTCGAACGATTCCACGGTCTTTGGGCAGAAGTACTCCGGTGCGTCCGGCTCAAACTCCGCCGTGGCCAAAAGGGTGATGCCCCGGTACCAGGAGGCCGTCACGCTCCGGCAGTACTCCCCCACCTCCGGCGCGAAGGTCAGGAACAGCCCCGGCGCGGTGTAGCGCTCATCGAAGTCGAAGGTGATCTCCGGCGGCGTCTCAAACACGCCGTTGATGTCGCTCTGGGCCGTGGACCAAAAAGGTATAGGCTTGTCCTCCAGCACCTCCCGGGTGCCGTCCAGGAGCCAACTGAAGGGCTCCAGGACGGCTATCGGGGCCCCGCCGCCGCCGAAGGGCAGGAGCGACACGTCCGAAAACCCGGAGGCGTCCGGGGTGGTGACCGCCGCATCCTCGTCCGCGCCCGTGGCGATGTCCTGGTAGATGATGCGGACACTCATGACGCCCTCCTATTGGGGTCCATCGCCACAAAGTTGATGGACAGGTTGTTCCACTTTCTGGAGCCGTCCCGGTGAATGCGCTCCAGCTCATCCTCCCCGTTCGCCACATATGCCTCGTAGGTGATCGAAGACTGTCCGTAGGGCACGGTAATCTGGTGGCTGTCCACGGGAGCGGACAGCGCTTCAAACAGGGCGTCATATTCGTCCGGGTCGCTGTTGCTCATGTCAAGGTCCATGTGGTATGTGTAATATGTGCCGATGATGTCCCTCTGCATTTTCCCATCCATCGTCCGCCCCGCGTTCTCTCCGTCCAGGACGTTGAAGGACCTGCGGAGGGGGGATTTTACAAACACACCGGGATATTCCACGCCGTCTACGGAAAATACACTTGTGCTCATGTGCGTGCCTCCACCAGTTTTGTGCCGATGCGCTGATATTCAGCGCCGCCGAATTTGACCGTTGCCCGGCCCCACTCCCGCTTGTCCACTTCCAGGACAACGGTCATGTTGCCGCCGCGCCCAAAGCCGCCGCCCTGGGCCATTGCCGCCTGAATCCCCTCTGTGACCATCTGCCGGACAAGGCCCGCCGGGGCTTCAAAGTTCATGCCGCTGCGCTGGTCGCCCAGGACCGCCGCAAACTGCTGGTTGGGCGGGATCACCGCGCCGTTGGCGAGGCGGGGGAGCTTCACGTCGGACACCTTCTGGATGTTGATGCCGAATTTCGTCCCGCCAACCAGCGGTACGCCCTCCGGGATGTCGATCTTGATCTTGTTGAGCTGTTCAATGAGCCAGTTGATGCCCTTGATCACGCCGTTTATCATGCCCTCGACCGTGCCGATGATGCCGTTGAAAACACCCTTGATGAATTCTCCGACAGCTTCAAAGGCCGCGCCGATGGGGTCCGCCACATTGGTTTTGAACCAGTCCCCGGCTTTCTCCCAGATGGAGACCACGTTGTCCCAGAGCTCGCTCGCGCCCTCTTTGATACCGTCCCACAGGTCGCCGAAAAACTCCGCCACCGGCTGGATGATGTTTTCATCAAACCACCCGGAAACCGTCTCCCAGACGGAGACAATGCGGTCCCAGGCGTCGGAGGCCAACTGCTGGACGTCCTCCCAGAGACCGGAGAAGAATTCGGCTACGGGCTCAACGACGTTGGTGTTGAACCACTCGCTTGCAGAATCCCAAGCATCTTGGACAGCTTCCCAGGCATCTGCGGCAAATTGCTTGACATTTTCCCATGCGTCCTTGAAGAATTTCGCAATGGGCTCTGCCACGTTCTTACTGAACCACTCTCCCGCCGCGTTCCATGCCTCCTTGATTTTCTCCCACGCCTCTGCTCCGGCCTTTTTGACCTCCTCCCAATTATCTTTGAGCACAACGACCATAGTCGCTACAGCCGCAACAATTCCTGCAATCACGCCTGCGACAAGAGCGGGAGCGCCCAGGATAATTGCGCCAACTGCGGAAATCGCAATGCCAAGAAGCATGAGCGCTTCATTTGCCCAACTGAATCCGTTTTTCAGCATGGAAATAAAATTGGTGATTGCTATTACAGCGCCGCCAACGAGTGCGCCAATGCCTGCGAGGATAGAACCAGGTCCAAACACCATTTGCATTGCATCCGAAAAGGTATAGGCTGAGGAGCTTGCAATCGTGAAGACCTGTGCCAATTTCCCGATGATCCCCGGAGCATCAAGAAGGTCCAATTTCGTCAGATATTCAACAATTTTTTTGATCGTTTCCACCAGAGCCATACCGGCGGCTGCCACCTTGACCGCGACCAGAGCGGAAGCGATCCCCAGAAGAAGGGTCTGCAGCGGTGTGAGCTGCGCAATAAAATCGGGAAGAGAGAGCTCCCCGTTGATGACGGATGCAATGTCGTGCAAGCCGTCAGCGATGGCCTCCAGAACAGTGACAATCACACCGCCGGTCCACTCTGCAATCGGCTGTAAAAAGTTCTCCCACAGCCATTCTGCAAGGGGCTTGATTGCCTCCAGGACTGCGGTAAGTGCTTCGATAGCCGCAGTGACCAATTCTATCCCAACAGGGGCAAGCTCCTCCAGGAACCATTTTCCAAACGGCAGCAGCACATTTTCGTAGGCATATGCCAACCCGTCTGTTATCACAGTCACAAGGGGCTCGATAGCCTCCAGGAGGCCCCGGAACGCGGCCATAAGCGGCTCGAAATTGAGCCCCTTCGCCCACTCCAGCGTTGACGCCGTAAGCCGTTCTATGAAGCTGAGGACTGTCTGCACGATGTCCAGGATCGCGTTCCAGATGGCGACGCCGTTCCCGTTTGCCTCCCATGCCTCCCGGAGCTTCATGGCGATGGTCCCGATGGTGTTATAGATGTTGGTGAAAATCTTGAGGATGGTCTCACAGATTTCCACGCCGGAACCGTCGTTCCACGCCTCCCGGAACGCCTCCCCGATGCTGGTCAGCAGTTTCAGGATCTCCGTGAACATGAAGAGGATCGATTCAAAAAATTCCGTCCCGACGTTGTCAAATGCCGTCTTCCAGGCGTCCGCGATATCTGCGATAACGTTCAGGATCATCTCCAGGAAATCCCAGACTGCATTTAAGAACTCCAGCCCTGCGCCGCCGGTCCACGCCTCCGTAAAGGCCCGTCCAATGGCCTTGAGCAGTTCATAGATGGATTCTAAAGCCCTTTTGGCGGCGTCTATGACCTCCGGCCCATTGAGCTCCCAGGATTTTTTGAACACGTCCCAGATACGGTCCAGGGCGTCCCGCAGGGCTTCTATGTCCTCCTTGAGCTTCGGGGAGATCTCCACATCACTGAATATCTCTCCCTCTGTGTCCACATCGGGAAGCTCCACATCTGTGTTGCTGAGGTCCAGCCCTCCTGCGGCGTCTCCCAGGCTGGAGGCCGCTTTCCCTGCAAGGATATTGAGCTCGTCAAATCCGGCCTGGACGCCCTTCATGTCCTTTGCCGCCTTTTTTGCCGCGCTCCCGGCGTTCTCCGTGGATTCCGTCAGTTTGTCCGTTGCTGTTGCGGCAGAACTCGCGGACGAAGCGACGCCGGTCTCCGTTTTGCCCTCTGTATTCCTGCCAAACAGAAGGTTGGTCACTTTTGCGAAAACCCTGGCGAGTTTTGTGAGCGCCGCGATAATGGCATTGATCCCCGGCAAGACCGCCTGAGCAATTGGGATCAGCGCGTTGCCCACGGCAATCTTCAGTTGGTCAAAATTGAGTTGGAGGATACGGATCTGGTTTGCAAAGCTCCCGGAGGTCCGGGCGAAATCCCCCTGGGCGTCCGTGGTCACGCTCAGCAGATAGTTGTAGCGAAGGAGCACCTGTTCCGCCTGGGACATGGACTTATAGCTCTTCGTGATGCCCTTCGAGAGCGCGTAGGCTTCCAGGTTCGCCACGCTCATGTTGATGCCGAGCTGTTTCAGAGGTTCCGTCTCGCCGCTGATGCCGGAGCGTATCTTCTCAAACGCCTCATCGGTGTTCAGGTTGTAGAACGATGCCAGGTCCCCCGCCAAGCCGGACAGCGCGATGGACATATCCTGCGCCGCGCTGGTGGCAAGTCCGGAGGATTTGAGCATCGCCCCCATTGTTCCGGCGTACTGCTTTGCGGACAGCTCGGACAGGCCGAACGCCTCCGCAGCGGACTGGGCAAATTCTTCGATTTTGGCCGCTCCGCTCCCGAACGTCACATCAATGACGTTCTGGACCTCCTGGATATCGGAGGCAAGTTTGACAGCCTCCTTGCCGAAGTTGACCAGCGTGGCGACGCCGAACACTGTGCCGATGATACCGGCAACCTTTTTCAGGGTCCCGCCAAAGTTGTTGACCGATTTGGTCATGTGGGCAATGCCCCGGTCGAAATCGGAGTGGTTCAGGTCAGCCTTGATACGGACAGAACCGTCATATCCAAACATTGGATGATTTCACCTCCTCCGGTGGTCATGTAGCCGGACCGCGCACCTTCTCCAGGATGCCGTTGATGGTCTCCAGCTCCTCCTGGGTGTACTGGTTCGGGAGCGCAAAGCGCTTTTTCATGCGCATAAATTCCGCCCGCTTTTGTGAAGAAACCTCAGAGGCCGAAGTGGTCCGAATGTTGATGATGTTTGTAAACGCCGTATCCGTCAAATCCCCCAGCATGGGCATAAACTCGAACCAGTGGAGCTTTGACCGGCTGATATCGATGCCGAACACCTTCCGAAACGCGGAGACGATGCGGGCAGAATCGTATTCAAAGGAAAACACCTCCGGCTCATCGTCTCCCCCGGACGCGGCAGGGGCGTTTCCGCAGGACATGAACCAGGAAAGGCCCTCCAGAGCGGTCTGGAGATCGGGGATGCCGTTGCCGTACAGGAGGGACAGCGCCGTGCCGGTCTTCTCGCTGTCGCTGAGCTCCGGGTCGGAGATGCAGAGTTGAATCTGCACCCCGATCCGGTAGTCCGTGCGGATGAGCCAGCCGCAGTAGTCCTCCGGCAGGCGGTCCAGCATGGCGTTATACATTGCCGGTGCGGGCGGCGCTGTACTTGCTCATGCGCTGGGTCTTCTCCTTCGCAAACTCCTGCAAGTACGGGGTGAGCTGCTCGAAGAAATCATAGTAAAGCTCAAAACTGGGCGTGATGTCTCCGAACACCTTTTGGCAGGTGCCCGCGCCAAAGAGATTGTCAACCTCAGACATCATGTTCTTTCCGGCCTCCGTATAGATGGAGAGCACTTCCCGCAAGCAAGCCGCGCTGGTTTCTGCGTCCCCTTGGTATTTCTCCCTGATCTGCGCCTCGCTGGAAGAGAACTCATTCGCCATCTTCTGTGAATTTTCATACAGGGCGAAAAATCGGTTGAGAAAGTCGTTGTCGCTCAGGCTCAGGGTGATGTAATCGCCATCGTCATTGACTTCGATGCGCTTCACCCCGGTGTTTACGCGAATGCCTGCCATCTCTTATTCCTCCTCTTCCATGTTGGCTGCTGCCGATGCACCTTTGGTGAAGACCTTTGTCTCAGGATTGAAAGTCCCATCTTCCCCCGCTCCGCGCCAGTTGATGGTGTAGCCGATGGAGAGCGGGTCAGAGGCCGCGCCGCCGTAGCTGTCGATCTGGATGGAAACCGGCTGCCTCGTAGCAGGGTAGCTGCCGGAGGATGCGGTCTCGAAGACATCCACCATAACGATATCCGTATGGGCGTCGCTGCCAATGGGGAGACGCCTGCGCATATCGTTGATGAATTCAAAGGCCTGGTCCCCCTTGACCGCTTGGGAGGTAACAGGGGCATTGGGCTGGTAGCCGGTCATTTCCGTGGTGGCCGTGTCCTGGTGGATGTACTGCTCTGTGCTGGTCTGAGGGTTGTAGGAGATCGTCAGCTCCGTGACGCCGTCGCCGACCAGGGCGTAGGTGCCCGCGCCGGTCCCCTTCGCCGTGTTGATGAAGAGAAGGAACGCGCTTCTTTTTTCTGCCATAGTTTCCTCACTTTCCGGGATGGACCTGATAGGTCATCCGCATGAATATTTGATGGTCCTCCCAGCCCCCCGCCATCCGGGCGAAGAGGGCGGCGGGAGTGACCTGCTCGATCTCCTGGACCTCCAGACCGTCGCCGATATCCGGCTTCTGCCCCGCGGCCCACTGTGCGAGCCCGTCCAGGAGCTCGTCCGCGCTCAGCCGGGCCTCCGGGGTATCCGGAGCCGTCCTGTAGATGATCTTGAACTGATAGTCCGCTGTGTATGCCCCGTTGATGAACCGCTCTACGATATAGGCGCTCTGGACAAGGGACATCGCCATGCCGGGCGTCTCGTCCTCCATGAACTCATAGTCAATGAAATCAATGGAAAAGGGGATGTCCGCCTGCGCCTCCAGCCACTTGTTCAGCCAATCCAAAAGGTTTCTGGAGATTCCCGCCTCCTCAAAAGCGGAGACAAATTCAATGGTCCTATCTTCCGAACTCATGCCGCATTGCCCTCCCTGCTACTCGCTCCCATTTCCTCATGTTCTGGGCCTTGGATGCCTCGAACCAGTGGTCCTGGGCCTTGCTATGGACTGCCGTGCTGATATCCAGGTCCCTGCCCGTGACGATCTTGGTCGCCCCCTTTGTCGCGAAGGGACTGCCGGTCCTGGGGTCGATCATCAGCTTCCCCCTGTAGAGGAACCGGGCATAGGGGCCGGGGTAGATGATGGTGTCGCCGTCCACCTGCGTCCGGCCGGCAAAGGACTTCGTCCGCGCGGGGACATACGGCTCCGTGTCCTTCGCCATCTGGACCGCGAGGGTATGCTTCACCCCAGGCGCGGCCTGGGCCATCCTCCGGGCGATATCTCCGAAGCCCCTTGTTTCCACTTTGAATGTCAAACCGGCCTTCTCACACCCCTCCGATCTCCCAGTGGGCCAGTCCTCCGAAATTCCGCTCTTTGATCCTGGAGACGTGGTACACCTGGTCGTACAGCGCCTCCAGCCGCCCCCGCACCTCCTCCGGAGGCGTACCCTCCGGAGGCAGGGCAAGGCCCTTCACGAAAAAGGTAAAGCCCCTGCCGGGGGCGCTCCGGCTGCTTGCCGCCAGGGTCCAAAAGCCGCTTTTATCTCCCGCGCTCCAGAACTCCACCGGCGGCAGGTACGCTTTCAGCTCCCCGGTCACCGCGTCCACGGCCTCCACGCCGGAGGGCACGTACAGGACCGCCCCGTCCGCGCCCTCCAGGCCGTTCCGGTCCGGGTCCGCCCCCCTGGAGGCGTCCAGGAACACGCCCCGCAGGAGGGTGACGCTGCTTTCCACCGTGCTCCTGACCGTCCCCCTGCCGGTCCTGACGGCCACGTTGTAAAGCGTGACCGCGTGGGGGAACATCCCCGCCGCTGGGGACGCGTTCAGCCGCCGGGGGCGGCTCAGCCTCTTCGGTGCGGGCATGGGTACGACCTCACTTTGAAAATACCGGCGAAGGCCGGGAGCTCCCCCAGGTACAGCAGCAGGGCCTCCCGCTTCCGCTCGGCGAGGTATGACACCTCAGCGGAGGAGACGGAAGGGGCGCGGTAGCTCCTGGACCAGCCCCCCACCGTCTCGCTGGAGACCGCCTGCTCCCCGCTGAACGCGCTTGCCGTCATGATGCTCTCGTCCAGCAGGATGTCCGCAATGGCGCAGGCGCACTTTTTCACGGCCTCCAACTGCAAGCCGTCCGCCCTGTCGGAGAGGCCCTTGGTGGCCGATCTGATGTAGTCGGAGGCCCGCTGGGAGAGCCGCGGGAAGTCCTCCCCGGTGATCGCGTCCCCGAGGTACTCGTTCAGATAAAAATCGTAGTCAGCGTAAGCCATCCGGCGGGCCTCCTTTCTCAGCTCGCGGCCTTGATCGCGGACAGGATATCCGCCTTGTTCATGGAGGCGCTGACGCCGCTGATGTTGTGCGCGTTGGCGTAGGCGAGCAGTTCGTCCTTCGTCATACTGTCGAGATCGTCCTGCTCATTGGGAACATCGGACAGGGCGGCAGTAGATGTGTCGCCGACGACCTTGATCACAAAGGTCTCGTCCATGCGCTCGTAGGAGGGCAGCACGATCTCGGAGACTGTGGTCTTGGTGTTCACGGGATCAATGGTGACGCTGACCGCCACGGCGATGCCGGTGTCCACGATCGCCACATCCGCCTTGCCGCTGCCCAGCAGAGTGCGCTCCTCGGGCGTGGTGCCGTACCAGGTACTGCCCAGGGCCCCGTCCGGCAGGAGGGTGACCATATCGTCCGGATAGAACTGGTGGGTCGTACCGGTCTCGTCCTTGTACTTCTTGGTGTAGACAACGAGGCGGATGCCCAGCTCCGTGCTGAAGAGCTCCGTCACCCGGGCGTCTGTCACCAGGACGTTGGCCGTGACGTTCTGGGCGAGAATGGCGGAGCGGACCTTCACGTTCTTCTTGAGGTAGCCCATGGTCTTCTTGCTCAGGAGCAGCATGGAGGGCCGGGTGCCAGTCTCGGCCTCCACGGCGTCCTGGGCGCTCATCACGTCGCTCAGGGGGTCGCTGTTGGCGAGGTCGCTCCACTGGGCCGTGCCGGTCAGGGCCCGGTAATGGCCACTCTGGTAGGTGCCGCCGGCATCGTAGTTGTAGGAGTACTGGACGCCGTTTGCCTCGATGTTGATCCGGGGGGAGCCATCGTCCACGGGTGCGAGAAGCTGCATCCGCATCCGCTCCGCCACGACCCGCGCGCCCTCCACCAGGGTGTTGGTGTCGTCGTAGACATGGTTCAGGACCTCCAGGGCGTAGGGGTCGCTGGCCTCCCGCACCCGCATGATGTTCTGCTCGTCCTCCTCCTTGACCAGCATGGACTCCCGGAAGAAGGCCATCTGGGTCTCGTCCATCTTGATGCCCTCCCGGCTGCGCAGGGTGGACTTCGCGTCGAAGTTGGACGGCGCCAGGGACACGGGCAGGCCCTTGTGGGTCTTGATCCACTTCAGGTCCAGGCCCATCTTCTTCCTGGGCGGGAACAGGCCCTCGCCGAAATACGCCTGCCGGTTGCCGGCGGCCTCCGTCTGCTGGATGGCAATCGCCTTCGCGCTGTAGATTTCAGTCAGCCTCATGTTCTTTTCCTCCTCGTCACATAAATACAACGTTCTTCAGCGCGGCCTTGACCGCCTCGCTGATGGTCACGCCGGAGTGGGCCTCCGCCGCAGCGGTATTGATGTAGCCGCCGACGACCACCGTGCCCTGGGGGCGCTTCTGGTCCACGTCGTGGAGCAGGATGCCGAACGCGTCCGCCCCCGCAGCCTTGGTCCCCTTTGCGGCCATCGGCGTGCCGGCCTTGCACACGCCGTCCGTGAACGCGGCGGCGTCCAGCGTTATGGCGTCCCCCACGAACTCGCTGTTGTGGAGGATCTCCACATCCGCGCTGACGGTTTTGGTTTTGTACCCCATCGCTTCAAGTGCCATTACGATTTCCCTCCTGTATAAGCAGAAATGATGTCATTGGCGGCTTTGCCGCTCTCCGCGTTGGCCTTGCCGATGGCCTCCGCCATCAGCTCCGCCGGTGTTTTCGTCCCGCCACCGCCGGGAGCGCCGTGCCCGCCGCCGCCTCCGGTGATGAAGCGCGGGGGCGCCTTGTCGGGGGCAAAGGCGTCCGGGTCCGCCTCCCGCTGGGCCTTGATGAAGTCGTCCAGGCCCGTGAGATCCCCGTCCTTCAGCTCCAGCTTCTTCTCCTTGACGCGGGCGATGAAATCCCGCTCCGCCGCCTTGCTGGAGAATTTCAGCGCCCTGCCGGAGATGGCCCGGGTGATGGCGTCGGAGTAGTCCCGGTCCGCCAGTTTGGCGTCGCGCTCGGCAATGTCGGTCTTGTACTTCTCCTGGAGCTCGGAGAGCTGCTTCTTGATACCAGCTGCATCGCCATCGCCGCCGGCATTTTTCAGCTTCTCCAGCTCCTCGCTCGCGGTGGTGAGCTTTCCCTGGGCCTCCGCCAGAGCGGTCTGGGCGGTGGTGGTCTGGGCCTTCTCCTGGTTGACGTCCTGGGTGTTCATGCCAATCACCTTGTCCGCCTGCTCCTCCGTCAGTCCCAATGCCAAAAGGTCCTCTTTTTTCATACAGTCCTTTCCCGGCGGGCGGTTCAGATTGCCACCCTGCCGTCCCACTTAGGCCCGTGGGGAGGCCAAATCATATAAAACCGCTACAGCGGGTTTTACCGTTTAATGTTAGCGATGATGTACAGCACTACACAAATCACTGCAAAAACTGCCCATATTATAAAGGCAATGATTTTCAGTTTGAAATACAGTTCCACCATGGCATCCTCCTAACAAGAGAACCATCAGAAGCCGAGATTTTCCCGGCAACTGATGGCTCTTGTTCTTAGGTATTCTCTTTTATGACCGCCAATGGGCGGCTGTTCTCCCGCGCTACTCCTGCTGCGTAAAATTGACTGTCACCTATTTCAGTCTCCCTTCCAGTATTCCTTTGGCGATGGTCGCCATCATCCGGTCGTGATCCTGCCCCTCTCCATCAAACGTGCGGACAATGGGATCATCATCGCCATATGGCTCTGCTTTTTTCAAAAGTTCTTCAAAAAAAGTCTTATCCTCTGGTGATAAATTTGACCCCATATTTTTCTGCTCCTCTCAAAAAACGGTCCATAATTTTCGCATACTCTGATGGATTTTTCGCCTGTTTGAGCTCCAAAGAAGCTCGCACATACGCCTTTACAAAGTCAGCCGCCGAGTAATCATCGCTTTTTTGCAGCGCATAAACGCTTCCATTATTTCCAACCGCCGTTAGGAGCGCCATGTCAGCGCTGTTGATAAATCCTTTGATATCGTTTTCGGAAAATGTCAGCCCCGAAGGATGGTTGTGAACAAATATGTGCGGCTCATGACAGAGTGGCGCAACGATCTGATGCCCGGCATACTCGCCTATCTTCCGCTCAATCAGCCGCATATCAGGTGCATAAACAGCCCCGACCTCTGTGCCTACTGGTTTGTCCATCACCGCCCGCAGTAACTCCCTGTGGGCCGTTTGCAGCCGCTCCGCCTGCTCTTGGCTCCAGCCGTCCGGACGGACTTGCGGGACGCGCCGGATGGCTTCTTCGGTGATCGGGATGCCCTTGTATCCCTTATCATTCAGTATACCAGATTCTGTCCGCTTTGCAAGAGGTTTTGAAGTTTTCCCAACATCACCGCCGTCTGGATACAGCACCTTCATCCTTTCCCGCTGCTCCGGCAATCCCGCCGCCTTGCTGAACGCCCTGTACTCCTGGTTCAGCCTCCGCAGGCGGATGTTGGCGGCCTGGGCGTCCTCGGTCAGCCCCGCAGCCTCAAAAGCGGTTTTCCGGCGCTTCAGCTTCCGCACCGTGCGCTCAATCTGGCGCTGCTTCTGGGTGGCCTGATAGTCGTCATACTCCTTGCCCTCAAACTTGATTTTGGGCCGGTTCTCCGGCTTCATGGCCTCCAGTTCCGCATCGGTGTAGGTGCGCTCGGATACGCCCTCTATGTACGGCCAGTAGGAGTGGCGGCAGTTAGCCCCGCCAATGCCAGTTACGGAGCCATAGCCGCACTTTTCCAAAAAATCGGGGTATTCTGCCATTGCCTCACCACCTTCACCAATACTTCCTGTTTTTCCACTTACCACATTTCGGGCAGTGACAACGCCACACTTGGACACGGAACCCGGAATAGTCGTGGTATTCTCTTACCATGTGGCCCAAAATCCAGTCATGCTTGCAGAAAATTTTCATAATAACCTCTTGCAAAATCAGCAGCAGCGGTGTATACTAAATTTAAGGACAATATGTCCGCATGAGCTTGAACCTCTGCCCAGACTGGCGGGGGGGCAGGCTCATTTCTTATATCTAAAAACTTTTGCAATTTCATCCGAGAGTATCACCACAATGTCAACAGAATCTGCGTTGCTATGGCGCATACGGCTGGTGATAATTGATTGAAGCTTTCCCAAATCAATCATCCTCCCTCTGTAATCAAGGAAAATTCCACCAGGGTTTCTATTGATTTGCTTTAGACCGTGTCGTATTGCCGCATCGGCTGCTTTTTCCGTTGTCGCGGTTTTCAAGTCCCACAGCTTTCCGTGCCATATATAATCTGGTGTCTGCACCTTGTCCTTATTGACCTCATCCAGAAGATGAATATCCCCACCGAACATCTTGTGTAACCACTTGGAAAAGTTGACTTCCGCCTGATGGCGACTTTGGTCAAAGTCCGTATCGTATGTAATCGTCCCTTTCCCTGGTGTGGCGGTGTCCAGATATCCCTGCGTCACGTCCACAGGTGTTAAGGCGGCGCGTGGGGCTGACTGAACAGGCGCGGGCACTGCTGTCTGAATTGGAGCGGGCGGTGTTGGCGTTGGCTTTGGCGCCGCCTGCCACTCTGATGCTGTATACCCACCACCGTTCTTCCACCACCGGTACACCTTCCCCTGCCATTTCGCGTGATTCTCCCACCCGTTCGGCCCGTCCTTGTTCCGGGCTCCCATGTGGGCAGTCACCTCCACCAGGTCCGTCTCCAGGTAGTCCATGGACTGCTCCCGGTATTTCTGGTTGAGCTGGTTCACGCCGGTCATCACCGCGCGGCGCACGGCCACGTCCAACTGGTCGATGTGCCCGCTCTCGTAGCTCACGGTCTTCAACCCGCTGTCGGCCAACTGTCGCACCGCCACGGCGATTGCCTGGTTGTAGCTGACGGCCCCGGACTGTATCTGGAGCTCCGCGCTATCCAGTGCCCACTGGTACGCTTGCGCGGGCGGGAGCATGACTTTGTGCCTACCCTGCTTTACCAGGAAACCCATCGACTGGGTGATGTTCCGGTACTGACCTTTGGTCTGCTCATAGATGGCGTATGTATCCTCCTGGTCAATCAGCCGCTCCGGCGCTGTGACCTGGGCCAAGTCGATCATGGAGATGTAATAGGCTTGGTTGCGGGCCACAACGTCATCCAGCAGGGCATTGATCTTGTCCTCCCCGGTGTTGGTGTACTTGCGGATGGCCTTTTTGATGTCCTCCAGGTCGATGCCGTGGGCCCGGAGCGCGCGGATGTCCTGCACTGTCACCTCGTTGAGCTGGTCCGCAATCTTCAACCGGGAACAGATCTCCTCCAGGAGCCGCACCTCCAGGCCCCGGAACAGCTCGCACAGCTCCTCCGGCAGCGCGTCCAGCAGCTCCGGGGTAAACGGATACCGGGGCATTACTCGATCTCCTCCTCCGGCTCATCCGTCAGGTCCTCCATGTCCGGCAGCAGCTTCCGGGCGGTCTTCTCGTCCACCTTGTCCCACTTCATGACGAAATCCACAGGCCGCATGAGACCGGCGGCCACCCGCTGCATATCCAGCGCCATGTCCTGCCGCCGGGTCTCCGGGTCGTCCAGGACGCCGTCGCCCCATTTGCAGTCCACCTGATACGCCCCCGCCGGCGCGAGCCGGGCAAGGTCGCACAGGGCGTCCAGGGCATACACCAGGTCCTCCAGCGCTACCTGGAACGCCTTTTGAATGGCGTCCTCCGTCACGTACTGCCGGTGCTTGGTCATGATCTGCTCGGTGGCCGTCTTCTCGACGGCCTGCGGGTCCGAGAAGGTGCCGAAAGCAAGGCCCACGTTGAACTCGATGCGCTGTAAGATGCGCTGGAAGCCGTTGTAGAACTGGTCGTCCCGCAGCTCCGGGTTGATGAACTGGAAGAAGTTGGCGTCGCCAGTGAAGTCTCCGTATTCAAAGAATTCATCATCCACCTGGTCATGGTCCATGACAGAGCCGTTGAAGAGCATCCTGCGCTTTCCCGTGCGGTACTCCCGGCGGAGCTGCTGCCACTGCTCATCCGCCTGCCGGATCAGCTCCGCCGTGGCCCCGGCGTACACCGACACGCCCACGGGGGAGGACGGCTCAATGTCGTTGGAGACCGGCGGCTTGAAATAGGCGAAGAGCGGCCCTGTCAGGCCCTCGATCACCTCCCGCTCCGAGAGGTCAGCCCACGCCTCCACGCTCTCCAGAGGCACCTGGGCGCCGACGAGGCCCTCCCGGCTGCTGCGGTACGCCTTGTTCTCCACAACATAGGCCGTGGTCCCGTCCTCTTGCAAGAGGAAATCGTGGTACTCCAGCTTGATGTACCACTCGTTCCCCTGCCGGACCGGCTCGCTTCGGAACACCCCGCCCACGGCCCTGCCCGTGCCGTCAAAACGGGTGGGGGTAAAGCCGCCGGTGTAGGATTCCACCAGGAGCTGTCCGTCCTGCGGGTACGGCTTCAAGGCCACGCCGCCCAGGCAGAGGCCCAGCTCCAGGTCCTCCCGGAAGCTCCTCGCCGCCCGCTGGACCTGCCGGTCGATGTACTCCGCCCGGGCGCTGCCGGATACGGTGATACAGAATTCCGTCAGCGCGTGGCGGCTCAGCTCCCGGCCAATGGCCCCCGGAAGCCCCAGGGGCCGCACGTCGCAGGTCGCCCAGGGCGGATGGTTGGTGTACATGGCGTACCAGAGGGCGGCGTTGTCCGCCATGTCGCGGGATGCCGCCGGGTGTGCGCCGAATTCCTTCTCGATCACACCTGAGGGGGTATCTTTTCTTCTCAGCCGCCCGACCAGGCTGCGAAACCAGTCGATCAGTCCCATCTCTCACACTCCTCTCATCCCACGCGCCATGACGGTGGCACAGAAATAGCGGATATCGTCCATGGCGTGGTCATTTTCCTTGATAACAGCGTCCTCCCGGGCGTCTGTATCCCATCGGTAAGCCTGGAACTCGCCGAGGCATCCCTCACAGCTCCGGTGGAATTTCAGCCGCCCGGCCTTGAGCAGGGTGGCCGTCAGGCGGATGCCGTCCAGGACGCTGTTCACGGCGTCCCACACGGAGAAGCGCCCGTGCCGCCGGATCGTCGCCTTGAAGCTCGCGGCGGAGGGGTCCAGGACGATCCGCTCGATCTGCCTGCTCCCGGCAAGTTTCTCGATCTCCAGGTAGTGCTCCTCGTCCGTGCGCTGGATATGCCCCGGCTTCCGGCTGTCATAGTAGTACTCGCTCACCCGGTACGCCGTGCCGTTCCAGAGGCACCAGAGCCCCGCCGACGTGGGGTTGACGGTGCCGTAGTCCACGGAGATGAACCAGCGGCCCCGCTGCTTTGCCTGCCACGGGATCTCGTCCACCACCAGGCCGCTGTGGAACATGGTATAGACCAGGCCCTCCGCCACCACCCACTCCCCCAGGACATAGCGCTGGTAGAACACGCCGGAGTAGGTGGTCCGGTAGAGCTCCAGGGTCTCCGCGCCCAGGCCCGGGTTGTCCTCCATGAGGAAGTGGAGATGCAGGGCGTTGTGCCGCTGCGCGCCCAGTATCCACTCCTGGTAGAACCAGTGGCGCGGGCTGTCCGGGTTGCAGTTGAACCAGAAGCGGGCCCCCGCCACAGAGCACCGGGCCAACGCCTGCTCCACGAAGGACCGGGGCATCAGGGCCACCTCGTCCAGGAGGATCCCCGCAAGGGTGACGCCCTGGATGAGCGCATAGCTGCTCTCGTCCTTGCCGCCGAAGAGGTAGATCCGGTTCTCCCGCTCCCCCCGGCGGATCAGGAGCATATGGTCCCCCCGGAGGTATCGGATATCAAAGTGCCCCCGCAGGTAGCCCACGGACAAAAGCGGCGTGACGATATTGCGCTCCACACTGCCCACCGACTTCCCGCAGATGGCGAAGGAGCACCCCCGGAAGTTCCCCATCACCCAGAGGACGAAGCTCAGGCTCATGACGCTGGTCTTCCCGGAGCGCACCGCGCCGTCACAGATCAGGGCCTGATACTGCGTGTAGGGGAAGCGCAGGATCTGCCGCTGTTTCTCAGAAAAGCCCACTGTCCATATCCTCCTTCAGCGCCGCGGTGAGCGGATCGTCCTCCGCCTGCTCCCGGAGCTCTTCGCTGCTGATGGTCTCCTTCGCCTCCGCCTCCATGCTCTGCCGCTCCAGGTCGGTAGAGAGCTTCACCACAGCGGCAAAGTTCTGTGGCGTGACGATATCGCTCCCCAGGTCAATGAGCGCCTGTAAGACCGCGCCCTGGATCTGCTGGGCCATGCTGATATGCCGCTGATTCATCTTCCGGATCTCTGCGACCGCCGCCTTTTTGGCCTCTCGCTGGAGATAATTATCCCAGGCCCGGCACCGCTCCACCCAGCCATAAGCACGGCTCCAACGCCCAATCAGCGATATACTTTTACCACACTGTTGCGATACCGTCTGATGGCTCCGTTCTGCCCCCAAGTTCAGGTAAACAAGGAATGCCGCGAACGCCTGGGCGCTCTCGCCATTCTGCCGCTCCCAGGGCAGGTCTGTTCTGTTTTTCGGCATTTCCTCCTCTCCTTACGTTTCATGGTACGGGGCCTATCGCCTGTCAGCGTTCCGGGTGAAAAAGTAGAAAAACGGCGTGTCCAGCAGGGCGAGCCCCGCTTTCAGCAGGTACTGCCCGAGGATGATCCCCAGGAGCTGTGCCCGCCCCTCCGCCGTGAAGAGCAACCCCAGGCCCAGGCCGAAGCTGATAACGGCATAGATCACCGTGTCCCACACCTGACTGGTCAGGGTGGAGCCGTTGTTCCACAGCCACCGGCCTCCCCTGGTGCTCCCGTGCCGCTCCACATACCGGTCCCGGAGAAAGTGGAACACCAGCACGTCCCAGGTCTGGGAGACCAGGTAGGCGCTCAGACTGCCAATGACAAAGATCCAGTTCTGCCCCAGCAGCGTCTGATAGGCCCCGTCCATCACAGGGTCCGTGGCCGGGAACGCCCCGGTGATCATGATGCAGGCGGTGGCGAAGATCTGCCCGATCAGGCCGTACTTCACCACGCCCTTTGCCGTGTTCTTCCCCCAGATTTCGCCGATGATGTCCGTACAGAGGAAGGTGACGGCGTAGGTGATAGCCCCGCCGCTCAGGGCAAGCTGGATGCTCCCCAGAGAGAGCCCCGTGGTAATGGTTCTCGCCCCGGTCCCGTTGGCGACCGGTACCGGCTCGGACCAGACCCCGCGCAAAGGAGAAACGCGGGGCCGGAGACCTCCTTCCGAACAGACTGACGGCCCCCTCGGTTGGAGGAGGCCGCCCGGCTTTGTCAGAATTTTACCCTATCATTGTACCACGGCTTTTCGGAAAAATCGTCCGGTTTTTTTCCGGACTTTTTACTCTGTCTCGGTGATGCCGTAGAGGGCGAGGGTGAAGTGCCGCAAAGCCCTGTCCCGCCTGTCATAGACGGCGCTTTTCTCCAGGTTCAGGCTCTCGCACAGGGCCTCGGCGGCCCCCTTGGCCCGATGGATGTAAAACCGCTCCAGAACAAGCCGCTCCTCGCTGTCCAGGACCGTCAGGGCCTTGTCCACCATCGTTACCCACAGCCGCGCCTGCTTCAGCCGCCGCTTCAGCTCGTCCCGGTGGACGATGTTGCTCAGCAGGGCGTCCTCCCGGCCCTCTCCTCCGCCGGAGACCGGCGCGCGGTCCGCGGCGGCGCTCCGGAGGCCGGTACAGGCGCTCTCCAGCCGCCGCAGCTCCATGGGGATGCTCTCCAGGGCCTGCTTCTGGGCCTCATAGCCGCGAAGCCGGTCCGCCGCTTCACGCTTCCAGTTCATCTCTCGGTCTCGCCTCCGTTCCTCTGCGGTTCCACATCTCCCGCACCGTCAGACGGTCCACTGCCCAGCCGGGGTCGATCCCGGCGACGCAGTTCGCGCAGAAACAGCGCCACCGCTCTCCTCCCGCCGGACCCGCATACCGCTCATAGAGCACGTTGGGGCTCTTGCAGAAGGGACGCGGCTTCAGGGCCAAGTCCCTGTTTCCCGGAGGCGGGGAGAACAGTTCTACAGAATCATCTCCAGGGCCCCCCGCAAAATGGGGAGCCGTGGGCAGACGCACCGCCCGGTCATCCCCGTACTCCGAAGCACCCACCTTCCGCGGGTCGTTCCCGTATGCCTCGATCCATTCCGGCAGGCTCTCGTTCACAGCGTCGAAGGTCAGCCCCCAGGCTTCACAGGCGGCCAAAGCGTCCAGAAGGAGCTGCCCCTCCCGGCAGGTCCAGAGGATCAGGCCCGCCCCCCTGCGCCGCTCCTGCTTTGCCCGGTAGATAACAGCCCAGTTCGGCTCCCCGATGTCCGGATACTTGTCGGAGCAGAGGCATCCGTCAAAATCGATCGCTATCGCTTTGCGAAGGTTCATGGTATCCTCCAAATTCGTAATCGGTTGGTAATTTACCCTCGGAACACGTTTTCAGGCTTTGCGCGGTCCCTCCTTCCAGTCCTTGCAGTGCCTCCAGTCGCAGACCCTCCCCCGCTGGCGGCAGGTGCGGTCGGCGCAGGTGGAGCACTTGCTGGGGAGGGGCTTGGACTTGGGTACGGGGAGGGCTTTGGCGTAGAGGTTGGTCATGTGATCTCCTCCTCCGGCCTGCGGCGGTAGGCCAACCAACCATCGCCATAGGAACTCATCAGACGAACCGTGCCGTCTGTGAAAAAGATGTTCGTCTCATTTGTGTGATCTATCACGCACCAATTGCACAGGCCATTGTGGCATTTGCAGAACCAAACCGGCTGACCGTCCATCTCCCGAAGCTCCTCCATGGTCAGCGGGCCGTTGGGAGGCGGAGTTAAGTCTTTGACCTGTTTTTCCAGATCCTCGATTCGCGCCAAGATGTATAGCTTCATCGGTTCCTCACTCCGGCGCAGAAGGTCTTTGATGGTTTCATTCATTTGGGGGTATGTTTTAATTTCCATCGTTCCCTCCAATCCTCCGCTCCAGCTCCGCCCAGGCTTTCTCGTTCTGCGGCTTCCCGCATCCGTAGCAGAAATCTGGTCGTGTATTCCCAAATCCATATTTATTGCAATAGTTGCACCCCTTCCACCGGCTCCTGTCCAGCTTAGTTGGGGCCTGCTGTGCGCGGAGGGCGACGCTCTCGCACAGAGTATTCACCACCTCGTCCAACTCCTTCATGTATGCTGTTCTCGTGCACAGAGCATTCGCCGCTACCTCCAGCGCCTCCAGGTATGCGGCGCGGCCCACGATATTGCGCCCGTCCAGGATTTCTGCCGCTTCCTCTCTGGTCATTTCCTCACCCTCCTCCCCGTTCTCAGATGTTCTTTTTTCTGCGGAGCTTTGATAAACAACGGGGAGCAGAATTTGAGATAGGGATATGCTCTATCCAGGCCGCAGTGGATGCCCCGGCAAACCGAAGAAGCGTTGACACCGCAGTGCAAAGCGATTTCTCTCATTGACATTCTTTCAATGAAATAGAGCTTGATGTACTCCATCTGCTTTACCGTACAGCATTCCTCCAAAATCATCGGAAGAATCCGCTTGACCCGTTCCAGCTCTGCACGGTTATCCTCTCCTTCGGCGCTCAGCCACAAATCAAAAGCGGCATATGTCATTTGTAGATCCGTTATCACTTGTATCTCACCTCCCAGGGCTCAAACTTCTCCCCGCAGATTTTCCTGAGCCTGCGGTCCACGGTTTCCCGTGCGTACTCCATGCCGGGATCGTCTTTTGCGTCCTGCACCATGCTCTGTGCGATTTCATGGATATACTCCATCATTGCCTGCCCGAATCTCTCACACCGTCCTGGGCCCATCTGGAACACGTCCGCCGCCGCCAGGAATGCCGCGTCCACGCACATCTGCTGGAGCATATCCATCTTCTGCCGGAAGCGCAGATCGTGCTTGAGCTCGTTCTTGCGCTCCAGACGCTGGAGATATCCGCTCTTTTTCATGCCGTCCCTCCTTCGTCTTCCAGCCTCAGCCGCATCTTCAGGTACTCCGCGAACATCTCCGCCAGCATCTTCCCGGCGGCCCAGCGGGCTTTGACGCCCATATCCTCCGGCAGTTCTGCGAGGATAGCCTCTATTTGGCCATAGATTTCTGTTTTAGGGGCCTCCAGCTTCTCCGCCGTGTCATTCTTCATCTTGGGATTAAGTGGCTTTAAAGGCCGTTTATTTGCCTCTACGGCCTCTGCGCCCTCCGACGCGAGAATCCGCCTGATTTCCGCCTTGGTGGTCTGGTTCATGTCCGCCAAAATCCTGATCTGTTTGATCTTGTTCTGGGCCTGGAGGTAGTCCCGGACGATCTCCTCATTGGTCATGACCATGTGCCCACCTCCGGCCTCTCGAACCCATCCAGCACATTGCACAGGTACAGGGCGTTCTCCGCCGTCGGATCCTTCCTGCACCTGATGATGGCCAGCTCCGTGCCTCGGATGAGCCGCACATGGTAGTCCAGGAGCTTTCGCTCCAGGGCTTCGGCCTCCTTGGCCTTTTCCCACTCACGGCGCAGCTGCCGCTTCTCCTCCCTGGCCCGATCCCGGCTGATATCCCCGGCGCGAAAGGCCAGGTAGATATTCCGCAGGGCGCTGTAGGCCATCTGGTCCGAGAGGGAGAGGTCCGGCGGCAGGATATTCTGGGCGGCCTCCCGCTCAAAGGGAAAATCCCACTGCTCCCTCACGGCCCCACCTCCTCGGCGCGGATGTAGATGCCGGGGACCTCGGCCCAGAATTTCTCGCAGACCTCAGAGGCCACCTGGGCGTCGTCCCTCCAGAACCCCACCCGGGTCATGCAGTCCTTGAGGAGCTTCTGGAGGTTGTCCGTATCGGGCTTGGTGATCCGGTATTCTCCGTCGGCGTGCTGTCCTCTGGGGAAGCACCACTTGACTACCAGCCGCACCGCGCCCCGCATGGGCTTCTCCGGCCTGTGGGCGCTCAGGTGGGCGGTGAGCTTCGCTCGGGCGTTCCGGACCTCCGGCGGGTCGTAGAAGACAGGTTTTCCATTGACCACCCGGACCTGCTTCTCCTGGTGGGTGGCGGTAGGGGGACGCATGGGCAGAAAAAATTCAAGTCGCATTTTCGCTCTCCTCCTCTCGCGCTAAGGGGGGTGGTTCAAAACGGGGGTGCGGTCAAAAAGCCCCCCCTATAAGGGGGGGCTTTTTGACCCCCCTTTTTTGACCCCCCGGTCAATTTTTGACCCTAGGGTCAATTTCGGTTTTTGACCCCCCGGTCAATTGTTCCGTTCAATCGTTTTTGACCCTTCTGACCCCATCCTTTTGCCGCTCAAAATCAGGGTGCTCGTCCACCCAGGCGCGGACCGTATTTTTTGCTTTTCCGGTGTACTCCATCAGCGCCGCGATTGACACACATCCGCTCCCCTCCAGATCGCAGGCGTCAAAGGCGGTGTCCAGGGCCTCCAGGCGCTCCTTCTTCCGATCCTTGGGAGTCGGTCCGGACGGCTTTTTCTTTTGCCATGCCGGGGCCTCATTCTCCGGATCGATGTCCCCCAGGACGCCGCTGACGTCATTACGGTGTACCGGGAAATCGAACCAGAGGTTCACAGGAGGGAACTTCGGGAACTCCCGGAGTGTGCCGTCGATACGCCACGCTGTACGGGCCTGGGCGGCCTTTCTCGCGGTCTCCACGGCTGGGAGAAGGTCCTGGTACTCCCGGGGCGAGAGGACGGCCTCACAGGCGGCGAGAGCTGCCTTCTCGGAGCAGAGATCGTCCTGCCCGACTTCGCCCGATTTGTCCAGCTTTTGCAGGTACGTCCCACAGGCCTTGCCCACGGCGTTGCCAACCACCTGTTTGCGCAAATCCTCGCTGACCGGCAGCTCGATGAGGTCCAGGAGGGCGTCCGGGTCTCTCGCAAAGACGCCGGAGCCGGAGGCCCTGTCCATGGCCCTCTTGCCGCCCTGAGCGCCCTTGGAGTGGTGGTGGCAGTAGATGACGGCGCACCCAAGCTCGGTACACACCTTGTCGAACTGGTTGCAGAACCGGGCCATCTGATCGGCGCTGTTCTCGTCGCCGGTGATGACTTTATAGATGGGGTCAATGACGATCGCGATATAGTTTTTCTTCATCGCCCGGCGGATGAGCTTCGGCGCAAGCTTGTCCATGGGGATGGACCGCCCGCGGAGGTTCCACACGTCGATGTTCCCCAGGTGCCCAGGAGCCTGTCCCAGGGCCTCGTACACGTCCCGGAAGCGGTGGAGGCAGGAGGCCCGGTCCAATTCCAGGTTGACGTACATCACCCGCCCCTGGGCGCAGGAGAAGCCCAGCCAGGGCCTGCCCTCGGCAATGGCGATGCACAGCTCGATGAGGGCATAGCTCTTGCCCGCCTTGCTGGGCCCGGCCAGGAGCAGTTTGTGCCCCTGCCGCAGGACGCCCTCGATGAGGGGCGGGGCCAGTTTTGGCAGATCGTCCCAGGCGGCGGCCATGTTCTCCGGGTCCGGGAGGTCGTCATTGACGCTCTCCATCCACTCCCTCCACTCCGCCCAGGACGCCTTGCCGATGTTGGTTTCCACTAAGAATTGCTTATGCCCATTGCGGGTAGCGCCAGGCAGGCGGGACAGCCGGGAGGGATTGCGGTTCTGCTTATCGACCTCCATGCCGTTCTTCTCGCAGACGGCGTAGAGGTAATCCACCCGTGTCCGGTACTCCTCGCAGGAAGAAGCATCGATATGAACAATGGCGTGGAGGCTCTTCCCGCCGGAGTAGACCAGGCAGGCCACCGGGAGCTCCATTTCTCGAATGAAAGCATTTTGCTCCCCCAACTCCATGGTGTCGGATTCGACCAGGGCATAACGGAAAGCGGTAACATTCTCGCCCTTGATTCCCTTGCCGTCCAGGGGGTTATACCGTATCCATGCCCCGGTTCCCGGATCGTAGTCCCCCAGCACCGCCCCCAGGTCGTCGCCGCACTTGCGCAGCTCCTCAATGAGCTGCCCCGCCGTGCGGTCGTAGTTGCCGCGAGTGGGCTTGCGCTCCCCGTTCTCCGCCTGGAAGGTCTCCGTCACATAGCCCACATAATCGTCCGGGGCAAAGAGGATGTTCAGATATTCGATGAGGTCCTTGGCGGGGTGCCAGTTGCTGTCGGCGGGCTCCTGGATATCCTTGGCCTCCAGCCACGCCCGGTCAACGATCACCTGCCTGTCCCGCTCGCTGATCTCGTCGTCCCAGTCCAGGGGGTGGACGGGCTGGGAGGGGTCCGAGGAGCGGGAGCCCATCGGACGCCACCCCCGGTCCAGGGCCATTTTGGCCACCGTGCCGCCGGTGACGGGGACGTCGGTCCCGGCGAAGCTGTCCCATTTCCGCTCGCACTCTCCGTTATGGTACCTCGCCCCGTCCCGCCGGGACCACTCGTCCCAGGCGGAGGCGGGATACCCCGCCTCCTTGAGCCCCATGCCCACTGCAAGCCAATCCTGATAGCAGAGCTCCGCCGGATCGATGTGCTCCAGGGCCTCCAGTAGATTCAAGTTGTTCTCCATCGGTTACATCCCCACAGGAACATATGTCGCCGGGTCAACGCCGGAGGGCACTCTCCACCGCCCGCCCCGGCCTCCCGCGACCATGCGGTCGATCATATGCTTGGCGTCCTGGAAAGGCCAGGTCCCAACGTTGCGGAAGCCGAAGTTCTCCAGCACCCGGATCTGCCGGGGCGTGGAGAGCCCCTCTGCCTTGCGCTTTGAGAGCCGATCCAGGAGCACCGACGCCTTTCCCGCGCTATCGATCTCGTCCGGGAAGATGCCGAATTTCTCCAGGTCCGAGCGCTGTTTCTCCGTAGGCGGGCCCATCTCCCAGCCAAAGGCGGGGACGTACCCGGAGAGGTCCGCCGCTGCGATGGACATCTCGAATTGCAGGGGGTCCACCAGCTTCCGCTTCCTGGAGCGCATCTCGGAGAGCTGCTTGGCGAGGGCCTCCTCCCGCTGGGCTACCACGTCCTCCCCGGCCTGACGCTCCGCCTCTTCGATGTCCAGGGGCACGCCCGCTTTCTCGATGACCTCCGTCATTTTCTGCGCCACCGCCGCGTCCTCGCAGATCAGCGACGCCGGACGGCACAGCTCGTGGCGCTCGGTGTGCCACAGGAAGTCCAGGAGGAGCAGGTCCTCCTTGCCGGGGAAGAGCCGGGTCCCCCGCCCCACCATCTGACTGTAGAGGCTTCTCACCTTCGTAGGCCGCAGGACCACCACGCAGTCCACCGCCGGGCAGTCCCAGCCCTCGGTGAGGAGCATGGAGTTGCAGAGCACGTCATATTTTCCGTTCTCGAAGTCCTGCAAAACTTCCGCCCGGTCCTGACTGTTCCCGTTGACCTCCGCCGCCCGGAAGCCGTTCTGCTCCAGGATGTCGCGGAACTTTTGGGAGGTCTTCACCAGGGGCAGGAACACCACGGTCCTCCGGTCCTTGCAGTACTGCCGCATTTCTGAGGCGATCTGGTATAAGTAGGGGTCCAGGGCGGTGTCAATGTCTGATGATTTGAAGTCTCCTCCCTGGACGCCCACGCCTGAGAGGTCCAGTTTCAGAGGGATGGTGACGGCCTTGATAGGGCACAGGTACCTGTCCCGGATGGCCCTGGGGAGCGTGTACTCGTAGGCCAAATGCTCGAAGTACTGCCCCAGGTTTCTCATATCCCCCCGGTCCGGGGTGGCTGTAACGCCCAGCACCTTCGCGTCTGGGAAGTGCTCCAGGACCCGTTGATAGCCGTCTGAGAGGACGTGGTGGGCCTCGTCCACGACGATACAGCCGAAGTGGTCCTCCTCAAACCGGGCGAGGCGGGAGGGCCTTTGCAGGCTCTGCACCGACCCCACCGCCACCCGGTACCAGCTCCCGAGACAGGTCTCCTCCGCTTTTTCTACGGCGCAGCGCAGGCCCGTGGCCTTCAGGAGCTTGTCGGCGGCCTGGTCCAGGAGCTCTCCACGGTGGGCGAGGATGAGGCACCGGTCCCCCTGCCGGACCATATCCTCAATGATCTTGGAGAAGACGATGGTCTTCCCGCACCCGGTGGGGAGCACCAGGAGGGTCCGCAGAAAATCCCCCTCCCAGTCCCCCTCCACGGCCCGCCGGGCCTCCTCCTGATAGGGTCTCAGCTCCATCAGAAGCTCCCCTTACTCCAGGGGGTGGGGCCGCCCTGGGGCACTTCGGTCCAGGTCTTCTGCTGGGGCGACGCCACCTGGGGGGCGTTCTCCGGGTCGTAGAACTCGGTGATCTCGTTGCTCTCCCGCTCTTTGCCGTCGTTTCCGGTCCACTTGCGCACGCCCACATGGCACACGCCGCCGGACCCGGGCACGGCGCTCCAGTTCATGCGCATGGCCTCGCCGTGCTTGCGCTGACCGATGGAGACGAAGAACTGACAGAGCTTCCACTCGAATTTGCTGTGGAGGAAGAGGTTCGTCTGCACCTCGCCGGAGGCCCCGGCACTGCTGACGGACAAGGTGAGGACGGCCTTGGGGCAGGCGGGGATTTTCTCGCTGCCGGAGTGCCGGGCTCGCTCGAAGCGGGTGACGGTGAAGCGGTAGTCGCCCTCAGGGAGGACCTGGAAGGATTCGTCCCGCTGGATTTCGTCGTCCCAGCCGAATTCGCGCAAGGTGGAATGGTAGTCGTTCATAGGGGTACCTCCTGTATGTTGATATACATAGGATGAAAATCAGGTAAAAGTTGTACTCAGAAGGGCAACCGGTCCGGATTATTTTCGATCATCTCCACAATTTTGTCCCAGAAAGGGAGGACCCAGCCGTCCACGAACCCTGCGGATTCCATGACGGACCAGGGGGTGTCCCTGGTGAAGTAGCCTTTCTGGGCGATCACGTCCCGGACCTCGTCCTCGGTGACATGGGCGCTCTCCAGCAGGGGCAGGAGTACGGCGGGGACGTCCGAATCGGGTCGGGTGACGGGCAGAGGTTCGGGCGCGGGGGCGGGCTCCGGTGCGGGGGCCGGTACAGGGACCGGAGGGGGCGCGGGGGCCATATGTGCGGGCGCAGCCGGGAAGATGTAGGGCGCGAGGGCGTCAAAGTCCAGGGGGAGCTCCTCCGGCAGGCCCAGCCGGTTTTTCGCGTCCCAGCAGGGGTGGTGGGCGGTGTAGAGCACCCTGCGGCCCCCCTGGGCCTTGAACTTCTTCCCCTCCTTGTCTGCGGCCACGGACAGGGTCTTGTAGTTGGCGAAGAGGAGCAGGTCCGACCACTCCTTGACCAGGGGCGCGGTCTTTTTTTGAAGCTTCAGCTCCCAGCGGTCGTAGGCCCCCATCTCGTCGGGCTGTTCAAATTTGCGCATCATGGCATGGGCGGTGAGGACCACATGAATACCCCGCTCCACCACCTCCTCCAGGAGGTTGAGGAGCCTGCCGAACTCCTCGGCGAGATAAACATACCCTCTGCCGTAGCCCAGGTCCTCAATGCCGCTGATCTGCTTGCTCGCGCAGATACTGCTGATGCAGAGCTGTTCCGCCCAGTCGGCGGTGTCGATGACCAGGGTCTCGCACAGACCGGCATGGTCACGGATGTAGCGCACCTGCTCCAGGAGCATGGTCCAGCTGGAGGGCTTCTCCATCCGGGAGACATCCATGTGCCGGGTAGAGCCCTCGGTGTCGATGAACACGGGGCGGGGGAACCGGGCGGCGAGGGTGCTCTTCCCGATGCCCTCCGGGCCGTAGATAACGGTTTTCAGGGCTCCCGCCTGTTTTCCGGTGATAATCTGCATTAGAATACTCCTTTCTGCCACCCGGTCTGGACCGGAGCCTCCGGCTCCTTGGCGCACCCGTCCTCAATAATGATGGAGCACTCCTCCCCGGTGGACACACGGGTGGCGATGCCCTGCAAGCCCTCGGCCTCCATCCAGGCGGAGAACTCCCGGAGGGTCTGCAAGTCCATCTGCTCCAGCTTGTCCAGGAGCACGAAGCCGCACTCCGGCTTCAGCGCCCGGACGATGGCGGTGGAGACCTTGAGCTGGTCGCTGCCGCTCATGCAGTCCCAGGGGCGGCCCTGGTAGGTGAGCTCCCCGTCCTCCACGGAGAGCCCCGGAAGGGGCAGGTCCGCGCCGGTGAGGAGGTCCAGCTTTCTCTGCCTCACATCCTCCAGTGATTCGGTGAGGGCGGCGTACTGGTCGCTGTACTGCTTCGCCTCGGCCGCGGCGCGGGCCTTGTCCTGGTTGGTGCGGACCTTGGCGTTGACCGCCTCGACGTCCCGGAGGCTCTGCTCCAGCTCCTCCGTGGATTCGTCCTGAAGGTCCAGGGCGTCCCGTTGGGCGGTCTCGCAGTCGGCGCGGAGGGCGAGGTACTTCTCCTTCGCCTCCCGGAGGCGCATCTCCAGGTCCTCCACCTTCTCCTTGGCGATGGCGCATTGCTCGTCCAGCTCCTTGGCCCGGTCCCGCTTGCGCTGGTTCTCGCCGTTGCGGGCGAGGATGTCCTGCTGACGGTGGATGAGCTCCAGGGCGGAGACGGGCTCCGAGGGGGCGTCGGGCCACGAGGGAAGCTCCTCGGCGTATTTGGCTTTCTGCTCGTAGAGCTGACCCACGGCCCGCCGCCGGTCATAGAGCTCTTTTTCTTCCCGCTCCAGCGTGCGCACCTGGTCCTCCAGGCCGATGAGGCGCAGGAGGGTGTCGGCCTTTTCCTTGCTTGTGGACTGCATGAATTTGGGCATATTGAGGGCCAATTCCTCCACAAAGGAGTTGAGCAGGGTCTGCCCGGCCCTGCGGCCGCGGGTGTCGGTAACCTTCAGGTCGCTGTTTTTCCCCGAGCGCTCCACCACGACGCCGTTGCTCAGCTCCATGCGCATCCGGGGCGGGATCACCGAGCCCTCCCGGACCGCCTGGGAGGGCCTGTAGCGCTCCCCGCCCAGGGCCCAGACGATGGCGTCCAGACTGCTTGTTTTGCCCTGGTTGTTGCGGCCCCCAATGACCGTGAGGCCGTTTTCCGCCGGCGTCAGCGTCAGCGCCTTGATCCGCTTGACGTTCTCCGCCTCAAATTGGGTGATTTTTACTGACGACATTGCATTTTCCTTTCCGGCCTGCTATAATGCAGGTGTCCTATTATTTTTTCCCTTTGGCCCGCCAGGTGTGTGTTTACTTGGCGGGCCTGCTTTTGCCATTCCCTTACCGCCTGATCCCGTCCTCACCGGCGGGGCCTCAGACAGACCGCACCGGGTGGGGTGGTTCAGGCACGGGTTGGCGCAGGATTTTCTTTGTCCCGCAACCCAAGCTCAATGATCTCAATTTCTTTCTTCTCCATGTTTGTTCTCCCTTCCGGCTTTCGCCTATCAATTTGTTCCTCAGGGGATTTCCCATGAGCGCCCGCCCGAATGCCGGGTGGCTAGGCTTACACCAGTGGTGGCGCGTGGCCGGTATTACGGCTCAACAGTTTTTTCCATGCGGACAGTTTCATCAGCGCGAGGTTGGGGAAATGGTGCCCATCCACGTCAATCAGGCTGATGGTCATGGAGCACCCCCAAACAGGCTCAACTGCTCCCTCATACGCTCTTTCTCCTCCCGTTCCAGCTTCAAACGCTCCGCCTTGTAGCGGTTGTACTTGGCCCGGTACTCGTAGCTCTTCCCGAAGATGTTCCATGCGGCTTTGACCACGTTTGGCTCATAGGGACGTATCTTCTCCAGGTCCTCCACCGCTTTGTAAGAGATAGGGCACCCACAGCATCCTGTCCGGGTCAGACCGTAAACCTCGTATGCGTCGGAGTACCGGATGCCGTAATAGTCCTTGTACCATGCCCTATCTTTATCTGTTACATAGTAAAGAGGTTTGAGGCGATATTGCCCGGACGTTGTTTCCAAAAAACACATATTTGTTCCTTTACATTTTGTAATAGTCCGTACTCCGCCCTCTACATGACGCTCACCGGTAATAATCATGTCACAACCTTTCTGTATGCGGTGCGCAGGGGCTTTTTTGCAGTAGTCACAACACTTTCTGCTCATCTGGAAGTCCGGAGGACATTCTTTTATGAAATCGAGAAGATATTTAGAAGAAGAGATTGATAATTGGCTGTTTGTGTAAATCCTTCCATCAGCATCGCAATCACAAAAGAACTTTAATACTTGTGACTGCTTTGGGTATCGTTCAAAAAGTTCTTTTATTTTTGCGCCCTTATCATTTGAACTGTTAAATTCGTCTACGATCTCAAGTGGAAATGATTTCTTTTGCCACGCCCCCACCCGTTCTGATACGATTTTTGAAATGAATGGGATTCCGTATGTTCTTGACGCCATGATGATGTTTATCTTTGGCCGGACCTCCTCGATCTCCACACCATACTTTGCGGCGGTGTCCTTGACATGGTCCCTCGTAGCCTTCATCTCCAGGCCGGTGTTAAAGAATACGTACTTGATAGGGGGCAGATTCAATCCCGTCCGTGCTCGCTCGATTACATCGATCATGATGTCGCTGTCCGCGCCGCCGGAGTAGGAGCAGATGGCGTTTGGGTGTTCAATCAGCCGCCGCTCCACGATGCTGTTGATAGCCTGGAATTTGGCGGGAGCGTCGAATCCGGCGTAGGCGGGGCGGTCGGTGTAGACCCGGCTTTTGTAGATCTCTTTCACGGCTTTGCCACCCACACGTCCGCCGTCCGGACCCCGTGCGCAACGGTCTCCTCGTGGGAGGCGAGGAAGATGTCGATGTGGGTGCCGGTGACGCCGCTCCCGGTGTCTGCGGCGAGGTACTTCATGCCGTCGATGATGACCGTACTCCCCAGCGGGATCACGTCCGGGTCCACCGCGACGATCCCGGGCCCCGCTGGAAGGCCGGAGGCGGTCAGGCCGTCCGCCCAGCGCCCGCAGCACTCTGCGCAGGGGCAGTAGGCTGTGATGGTGCACTCGCCTATGTACCGATAGGCTCCGATAGCCTCATAGGCCTCCGCCTGCTCCCGCCGGGCCTTGGCCTCAAGGGCGTAGTCGTTGGCCATGCGGCCCAGCTCCTCCAGGGCGTCGTCCCGGACCGCCTCCACGTGCCGGAGCTCCGCCCGGAGCTGTCTGCTCTCCTCCTGGTGCCGCGCCTCCCGTGCCCAGCCTACGGCGTACAGCCCGATGTTGCCCGTGATGGACAGGGCCAGCACCCCCACCGCCGCCTGTTTCCACACATCCCTCTGGGAGCGGAGGGCGCGTGTGCGCACCAAATATTTTTCTGCTTCCATTCGTTCCTCCTTGCAATCCGCCCCGAACCGTGCTAAAATCACGGTAAGAGGCTGGACCTGATAATCCCGGCTTCCTCCATCCCCCGGCAGGTGTTAAGGCACCTGCCGGGGACCTTTGTGCCTACCGCCGGTCCGGCACCTTCTCGATCTCCACGCCATCGTACTTTTTTCGAAGCTCTTCCGCCTCTGCACGGGCGGCGCGGATAGTGCGGAACTTCCGCTCATGGAGGTTCCCCTCGCAGTCGCACCACTTGACGATGTACATCCTGACCACCTCCTCAGACAATCTCCGCATGGTCTCCCATCCACCGGATGTGCATATACTGTCCGGCTGGATTTGTGATCTTGACCTCGTTGGGCCCCAAGAGCTCTGCCGCCAGGATGTCCTCCCGCTCGATGCCCTGCTCCACCAGCCACATGCCGATTTTGAACTGGGCGATAGTCTCGCATTTGTAAAGCTTCACGGTCGTGTCCCTCCTCTCACGCACTCGCAGACTTCCCCGCCGTCTCCGGCGGGACGATGGTCAGAATCGGGTCTCCGGGCCCGCGCTTCACGGGGGTGATCTTGGCCGTGATCCCTTCCTTTTTCATCACCATCTCCAGCAGGTCGCGGCTCATTTGTTCGGCCCTAGCCGCGCTGGGAGGCCTAGCGATTACAAAAGTGACCGGCTTTTCCCTACGTCCCATCCCCTACGCTCCTTCCACAGGCCCAGTGTCATCCGTGCCATCGCTCTTGCAGTTGGCCAGCAGCCACGCGATCTCCGCCGCGTTCTGGGACGCATCCAGCCGCTCCTGGGCCAGGTCCCGGGCCGCCTCGCCGTCCAGGCAGGCCAGAGCGGCGGCCTGGTGCTCATAAAGCTGGATCACATCCCCCAGTAGTCCGTCCAGAAACTCGAACTGCTCCGGGCTGAGCGTGATGTGAAAATTCATAATTTCCTCCTTGCTTTCCGCCCCGGCCTCCGGTATAATGGAGGGTAGAGGCTGATTTTTCGTATGTTTTGGTCTCGCTTGCCCCTGTGAGTGTTGGTAGCACTTGCAGGGGCGTTTTTCAATTTGCCAGTTCTTCATACTTTCCGTTTGGTTGATGAATTCAGCCTCACGCGCTGGGACGCACCGGCTCCGCCCCAGCCTGGTCCCTGCGGTGGACGATCTCGCCGACTGCGGGGTCCGGGTGGTTGCCCCCTCACGCGCGGGGCCTTTTATGTCGTTTACTGCTTGTTTACAAAATGTTCAGGCCCAGTTCTTGAAATATTGTTCCTTGTGAGGTATAATATTTCCGGTTTGGAGTTCTCCTGCCAAGGAAATCCACTAAGAAAGGGGGATAGGAAAATGTGTACCTTTGTGTTTACATACACCGATCAAAGTAAAATCGTGTGTGAACATGTAAAATCCGCATTTCATGCGAGCGGGAATGGTGTGAATGTATCGGAGCAAGAACTTGTTTCTCACCACTTCCCAATTAACAGAGGTTTGTGGTTGAATACAGAAAATGGTAGTTTCTGTGTGAATCACGACGGATTGCGGTGTATTGAAGTAAAGGCAGAATAATCACACCTCCACCTCAACGCGGATGTTCGCGTTGGGGTGAGCCTTTTTTATTGCCTCTATAGTGGAAAGGACTTCCTGAATCGTGTTTCCGCGTTCCGCCATGATAACGAATTCAATTTTCCCTTTGTGGAGCATGTTCTCACCTCCCTCCTGCTTCATCTGTGGTGGGTTTTTTCATGTTCCGGGCTTTTTGTTTTCCCTCGTGAGCAGATAATCAATGTTGTACTCGGGAAGCAGTTCCCTAAGCCGCAGATATTCCGGGTATGTAAAGGCTGATGCTTCGGACAGTTTATTGTAGAGTCCTTATGGGGTTTCATGCGCTGGGCTTCTCTCTCTCCGGCTCACGATGTTGCCGACGGCAGCTTTTACGCGCTGTCCTGGGCCGTCAGGCCCGGCGTTTTACCCTTCGTCTCGGCCCTCTGCTCCATTCGCTCCTCATACTTTTCCCGGCGAATCTGCCGCAGGCCATCTACGATAGCTTTTCCAATGTCAGCCGTTACTTCATAGCCCACTCTTTGGAATGCGCCAAACATGATTTGCTCTTCACGGCTCCGCTTCATTATTTCGTCTCCATTTCAATGTTGACAAATTTTTGCATTGAGCATATAATTTTAAGCGTAATGACTGTTTCAAAATGCTAAATTAAGGAAACGGATGCCATGTTAGATAAAACCAGCCGAAAGGTCTTACATTTTCTGGTGAATAATGAGCCCAATATGGAAGATGGGCTGTTCACTTATGATTACGTAAGCTGCATACTGAGATTATCAAAAGCAGAAACCATTGATTGCATTCGATTTTTAGATGAAAATGGGCTTTTGAGGTGCGTTTGGGTAGACACAGGAGGCATAAAGCACCTTCATGGAATTGCCGTCAATCATAAGGGGCGGCACCACGCCGAATTTGCGCGGCTCGAATTTTACAAATCCGTTTTGGAATCTGTTCTATTGCCGATTCTTGTGTCCATCCTGACTACATTGATTTTATCCGCTTGAGAGCAAACCCCCGGAAATGTGATGCTGATATGTCTCGACCAGCTTATTGATGCAGTCGTTCATATCGGCGTCCATTTTTTCTTTACTCTCCCACTCACCGATGATCTCCGCACTCAGCTTTATGTCTGGGGCAACACAGTCGATGTCACCGTTCATATTGCGGGCATGGGTTCCAAAATCGTTTAGTTGAACTGTGATATGGGCGTTACGCGTGAACATACTGTAGGCCTTATGGGCTTTCATGCTGTTCTCCTCCTCCTTTCTTACGCGCTGTCCTGAAGTTCGTTCGCCTGTGCAAACAGATACTCAATCCGAAGCCCAGGGAAAAACGTGTCCCTGATCTTAATGGCCTCGCTAACAGAAAATGCGGTGTTATCGGAGAGCTTATTTGTCACCGTTTTTGAAGAGCATCCAAGCAGGGATTGAATATCCATATTGGAAACACCATAGCGGGCCATTTCAGCAGAAAGGTTCCTCATAAAATCACCTCCATTTCTGAAATTTCGGTCACAAGCAAATAATAACCGATTATTCAGTCAAAGTCAACCCCTAAACAGAAATAATTTTTGAAATTTCGTAAATTATTTCTTGACATAGCGCCAGAAGTAACGTACAATCTACTTTGACAGGGGGTGAATGTATGACGCTGGAAGAACAGTTAAAGCGTGAAATATTGAATCGATATAAGAGCATCAGAGAATTTTCTTCTATGACAGGGATACCATATAGCACCGTGGATTCTGTTTTGAAACGCGGGATTAAGAATTCAGGGGTCGGAACTGTGATTAGAATCTTTTCCTTCCTTGATATTGATGTCGAGAGTATTTCATCTGAAACCTTAAAGCATCTCAATACCGCAGTAGAAACAAAAAACTCCCCCAGCACAGCCGAAGCCATACTAGGGGAAGAATTTTATCAAGAAGTTACTTGTCTTGCGGGGAGGTTGTCGCCGGAGCAGCAGGATCTATTCCTTGCACTCCTTCGGTTAACAGCCGCAAGAAATCAAGGGCTGCCTGTTGCTGATCTTGTGTCAGCTGGAGAAGCAGCTCTAAAATCTGAGCTTCAAAATCCGACACAGTAAATTCCTTTCCGCTCCGGCGCCGATGCTATTTATTTGCGCATGGGCAATTATACCACATAATTGTCGATGTGTAAGGTTTTTTGGAAATTTCACAAAAAACATCAAATAAAAGCCACAAAATTAGAGGAATTTCTGAATACCTGCCCGTTTTCACAAGCGGTTCAAAATCTCTTGACATACGGTGCTCCGTATATTATCATATAACCATCCCGAAAGAAAGGAGGCTGCCAGAATGCCGACAGAAAAAGAGCGGCTGGACGTACTGAAATCCATGGCGTATGATCTGACTATCATCGTGGAAAAAGACCCGGAGAAGACGTACACTGCCGAGGATATCAAGAAGATGATTCAGACGTATATCGCAGGGGTCCAGCAATAGCAAAAGAGGGGCCGGGGGACCGGCCCCCCTAAAAGGAGTAGGCTGTAACGATGGAAAAGAAGGAAACTCCCCAGGCCCGGTTTGACCGGCTGAACAGCAAGGTGTACCGCTTAAAGGTCATGACGCGCACGGAGCAGGATATCATTCAGAAGCTGGACAGCGTTCCTAACAAAGCGGGCTATATCAAAGCTCTGATTCGTGCAGATATCGAAAAAGAAACATAAAAAACGCCCCCATCTCTACCAACACCGGAGGCAACTATCAAACGGCCAAACAGCAGGAGGTAACCATGGAGATCCGCTATTCTAAACAGGCCATCAAATTCCTTTGGGAGCCTTAGCCCGGTGGAGAGGGCAAAAAAATAGGCCGCCCCTGGAAGGAGCGGCTTGACAAAATCATATCAGGCGGTTATACTGGAAACAGAAAGGGCGCTGCCGGTAAGCGGTTAGCCCCCCTTAGTTACAAGAAGTAACCGCCATGGTTGGGGAACCGGGGGCGGTTACTTCTTTTTGTCGCGGGCCTGAAGGAACAGGCTGCAAATGCCGATGATGACAAGGCAAAGCTGTAACACTTCGGATGTACTCATGGCACCCCCTCCTTTCATCGGAGGGGGCAAGAAGTCCCCTCCGGGATGGAGAGGCCAACCGCCTACCGTTACTGGCAGCGCTGAAAGATCATTCTTTCCTGTTGCCAGCATACCACAGCTTCCGGCAAAATGCAACAGAAAACCGCCCCCGGTGCGCCAACATCGGGGACGGCCTCAAAGGATTTACTGTGACCCCTTGGAACTATTCGATCCAAAGATATACCCCAACAATGTCATCACAATCACCCTAAACGCTTCAAACCCACTTTTCACCAGCTCGTTTTCTGGATTCCAAATGGAAAGAACGATACAGAGGAACATGAGGAAAATACACCAGCCAAGTGTAGCAGATCCGAGAGAAAATCGCCGAAGGTTTAATGGAATCTCCGCATTCTTTTCTTTGCGTAACGAAGGCTCCTGATTATCTTCATCCTGGTGCGGTGCAACTTCTTCCTCTTCTGTAATTTCTGGAGGATCTTTTTCAGATTGTGGTATCATTTTTCATATCCTCCAATGTTATAATTTCGGCGTCTCTTTGATAAGCCGCATACCAGCCAGACCCTTTTAAGTGCGTCCGCCTAGCTAAGTCTATTCCCCCGAAGTTCTTAAGCCTGCTCCATACATAGTTGATACAGTCTGTAAGAACTGGGTTTGCATCTTCATCAACAATTTTCGCTTCTCCTGTTGCATTTTTTGCAAAGCGATCAATCGGAGAAGATTTGAACGGCTTAAATTCAGAATAGACAGAGGGAACTACGGGACCATATTTCCAAACCTCGAACTGTTCGGATATTGGGGACTTCCCAGTTTCCTTAACATACCTGGTACACACATAATATAGAAGCTTTTGAAGTTTCATCGGTGTAACTTTTATGTGCTCTCGCTTCGCGCGTAATAGGATATTATTGCTTAATACTGTAGCAACAGCTTTCATATACCAATTCACCGCCCTTTCAATATAGGCCCGTTTTCAAGAAAAAGTGTACTGTTTCATGTAACTGAGTCCTCTTCTTTAATAAAAAAGCTAACCCCAGGAGCTTGAGAATTCTAAGCATAACGCCTACTCCCTTTGGGGAACCCAGCTTTCGTCCTTCATGAGTTAGCTTTTTCAGTATAACTTATTAGCTGTACTTTGTCAATGGGATAGGAGAAAACAAACATTTGTCTTTTCAATGCATCAGTCCATACTATGCACGAATTGGCAAGAAAGCTGTATGTGGATGTGCAACCCAGCAAAAAACCTCCCCCGGCGGTCAACCGGGGGAGGCAAAGAAAGCCTGGAGATCAAGAGGCTAAATCTTCTACATATTCATTTCGCCGTGTCCATACCAGCGGATTTGCTCCATAAATGGTCAATGCGTTTACCAAGTCAGGCCGTATTCTTTTGTCGCTGTCGTTCATCATGACATAAAGCCGGGCGCCGGGTTTCCGCAAGTCTTTAATGTCACCCCAGCAAAACAGAACCGAATCGATTTTTTCACGCGACACGTCATTGATCGTTTTGACAAAGCGTTCGGGCCTATTCTTGGTTGCAGGAAGCGCAAATTCAAAGGTATGGGAAAGGCCGCTGGAGCCATGAAATTGAGCGTTTGCCACATAGGGGATGTAATTTGTGTCAAAGAACAGCTGGACATCTTCCAGGAATACATTTGTCACCTGTGAACGGGACAGGAAGAACATATCGTTTACCGAAAGCATTGCCTGTAAGAGCGCGTGCTTCTTCTGCGGAAAATTCAACCGGTTAGCATTGACGCAGATTTCCTCGCCGTTCAGGCGGACTCCGAAGCCATTTAGGATTTCCGACAAAATGTTTTTTCTTTTCGGTGATGACATAACATCGCATCCGCACATATCCAGATCATTGATCGTATATCCTCCGTCCGTCAAATAGAGCCCCTGTTCTTGCTGCTGCACAAATAGCTGCAGATGGTCGTTATGCCGGTCCAGGAATGGGGTGGATATTTGTGTGAATTCTCCAAGTTCTGTGTGGAAATCCGTAGATTTCAGATTTTCCTTAAGCCACTTAAGGTAGAGTTCGGTAAAATCAGTTTCCATTTCATATCACCGTTTCTATTTCCAAATCGTTGGCATTGATTGTCTTGAAATATGATAAAAAGTCTATAAGCGTTTGGAAGAGATCTGATGTATTCGTCATATCCGGTGGAACAGGAATGGCGAATCTATCTCCTTGTCCTTCTCTGTATATGTGGAGGTGTGTTCTTGGCAAAGTTTCTCCATCTGGATTAGTATGCTCCGGTCCATCAACATCCAGCCGAAGAAGTATCACATCTTTTTGGAACCGCCCCTGATAGGTGCATTTTTTCACGAAGTTCATATATCCTTTTCTGCTGATATCCACGATAAACGAATGCGCCCCATCTGTGGAAACAAGATCCAATTTCTGCCGGTCACCAGGCTGTGGAAAAGCGATTGGGCCAGAAATCTCCCGGATTTCTTTGAGTTCAGCGATTAAAGAATCCGCTTCTTGCTGTGAAAGCATATTGCCCACCCCCTATACATAGGGACTATATCATAAAAAGTTTACCTTTTCAATACAACCAAGCAACAAAAAACCGCCCCCGGTGCTGCAAACACCGGAGACGGTCAAGGGGGCGCTAAAGTTTTCGAGCCTCTAGCGCCTCCTATTTTATCATATCTAACAGGAGGAAATCAACATGAAAAGCGAAAAAAGCATGGTCTCCGTCCCCCGCGCGGCGCTGTACATCCGCGTCAGCACAGAAGAGCAGGCGGTCCACGGCCTGTCCATCGAGGCCCAGCGGGAGGCGCTGGACGCCTGGGCGGAGGCCAGCGGGGTGCAGGTGGCCGGGCACTACATCGACGCCGGTATCTCCGCCCGCAAAAGCGCGGCGAAGCGTCCGGAGCTTCAGCGGCTGCTCTCGGACGTGGAGGCGGGGGCGGTGGACCTGATCGTCTTCACGAAGCTGGACCGGTGGTTCCGCAACATCGCAGAGTACTACAAGGTCCAGGAGGTCCTGGAGAAGCATCATGTGGACTGGAAGACCATCCACGAGGACTACGACACCTCCACCGCCTCGGGGCGATTGAAGATCAATATCATGCTCAGCGTAGCCCAGGACGAGGCGGACCGCACCAGCGAGCGGATCAAGGCGGTGTTCGCCTCCAAAAAGGAGCGGCAGGAGCCCTGCACCGGCAAGGTCCCGACGGGGTACAGGATCGAGGGCAAGAAGGTGGTCAAGGACCCGGAGACGGAGGCGGCGGTGTCCTGCTTTTTTGAGCGCTTCCTGGCCACCCGATCCATTGAACAGGCCCGTAGAGCCACGGAAGCCCGCTGCGGGGTGCTCTTCACCTACTACCTGTCCCGGCTCATGCTGACCAAGGAGGCGTACTGTGGGCGCTTCGAGGGCGTGGAGGGGATGTGCCCCGCGTATATCACGAGGGCGCAGTTTGAGGAGATCAACGCCAACCGCCGCCGTGCGGAGCGGAGAGCCGATGCGGACCGGGTCTACCTGTTCGCCGGGATCATCTACTGCTCCGAGTGCGGGCGCCGGTATGGCTCCCATACGAACAACTACCGTGTAAAATCCGGAGAGTGGCGCAGCGGCATCGCCTACAACTGCCGCGGCCGGTATAATAACGGGGACTGCGCCAACGATGTCAACATCCGGGAGACCGTGGTGGAGGATTATCTCTTGCAGAACGTGGATGCAGAGCTGCGGCAATTCGGCTATCAGCTGGAGCAGACCGCGTCCGCCGGGAGGCCGGCAAAGAATTTCCAGGAGGAGCGTACCAAGTTAAAAAAGAGGCTTTCCCGCTTGAAAGATCTGTATGTTGATGCTATAATAGATTTGGAGCTGTACCGAAAGGATTATGAAGCATTAACCGCGCAGCTGGACGCCCTGACGATAGAAGAGCGCAGTGTGCCCGCCGCCGTGCCAACTGCGGACCGGCTGCTGTCGATCTTCTATCAAGGATGGCAGAGCGCATACCAGGAACTGGGAAGGACCGATAAGCAGGCCTTTTGGCGGTCGGCGTTGGATAAGATACTTGTCCATCCCACGCGGCAGATCACGATCCTTTTCCGGCCTTAATTTTTCGAGAATTTTACTGCATAAACTTTTTATTCCGGTGGGAATAATAATTTTATGCAATAAAAATGCAGCTCCTTTCAATACGAATGGAGCTGCATTTTTATGTTACAAAGGAAACGCGGGCCTCCGCGCTCCCGCAGTCCCCCCACTCGGCATGGAACTCCACAGGCAAAGAAAGGAGGGCATCATGCCGATCAGTGAGAACATCACAGACTTCATCAAGCGATACAAGAGAGCGCACCATTTGTCCGTAGCAGAGCTCTCTGAGGAACTGGGCATTGCCAAGTCCGCCCTTGCAGGCTATCTCAGCGGCACTTGCAATCCCAGAACAGATACGCTGGAGCTCTTGGCAGAGAAATGCGGCGTATCCGTAGCAGAAATAATTTCCGCCCATCCCCGGGATTGGGAGCGGGCGGAGATGGCTGAGCGGGCGGCGAGGCTGTTCAGCAGCCTGCCGCCGGAGCGGAGGGACAGGGCGATCCACCTGTTCCTCGACTTGATAGACACGCTTTCAGAAGATCACAGCTGATCTGGACCGTGCAGGGGTTGCCGCCCCTGCACGGGTTTTATTGTAGCATACTGTCGACCGTATAAAAAGGTGGGATAATACACAAATTTATCATATCGACATTATACAAAATAGAGATAGAATCCTATATACTGCCCTCAAGAGGGGTGTTTTCATGGCATATTCAGACGCGCAGAAAGAGGCGACGGCCCGGTACAATAAGAAGACCTACGACCGGATAGAGATCAAGGTCAGGAAGGGGCAGAAGGAGAAGATCGTCCAATATGCGGCGCGGCAGGGCAAGAGCACCACGCAGTTCATCGTCGAGCTGATCGAAAAAGAGATGCGGTCAAAAAAGTAGACGCACTGAAAATGGGTGCGTCTGCTTTTTTCATCCATTCTACAGCAGGCCACTCCTCTGCCCTTTTCAAATTCGTAACCGATTGGGAATTTCAATCCTTGGTATCCTCCCCGGCCTCTCCATACTCCTCCATGAATTTCTCCATAGCCGCTAGAAAAATCGCATTCGGTGATGTGCCATTCTTTTTACAGGCGGCCTTAAACTGTTCGGCCCTGTCCCTGCGGACTTTGCAGCCCAATACGGTCATATTGGCGGCATCCCATTTATTGTTTGCCCGGCGCTTTGATTCAGACAATCCCATAAAATCACCTCGCCCTTATTATAACTCAAATTACACGGTTTAACAATGTATAATCTCGACAAATACACGGTTTAACTTTTGTTTATTTCGCCACTTGTCTACACTGTTTAACCGTGCTATAATAACACTCGTAAGGCAGGGGCGGCCAGCCCCTTACGAAAGGAAGTGAGGACGTGGACGAAATGGCAAACGCCGCCGAGGCCATCGAGAAGCTGGCGCGGGAAGCCGAGAGGCTTCGCCTGCTGGAGCTGGCCCGGGAGTGCAAAGACCTGGACGAGTTCATCGAAAAGGTCAAAGCCATGACCACAGCAAAGTAAAAGGGTAGCGGCTCCCCTTCCAAGAGCACCGCTACCCAACGCACAAGGCGAGCCGGGAGCCTTACCCCGGCCGCCTCCATGATAACAGAGTAAGGCAAAAAAATCAAGGAGGCAATCGACATGATGCTGGAAGAATTTGAAGCGCGTACCGGCTTCTACCCCACGCGGGTGCAGTGCGAGGCCATTGAGCGGGCCTACACGGACTTCACTGGAGACAAAGACGCCTTCTGCAAGGCTTACAAGCGGAACGCCGATGGGATCGCTGAGCGCATCCAGCGCGAGGCCAACATGGATGCTTTCCGGCAGGAGCAGCACCACGCCGCTGAGCTCCAGCGCCGTGACGCCGAGATCAAGAGTTGCGATGCTGAGATCGAGCGTTTGAAGGCTCTGCTGGACCGGGAGCTGGAGTGGAAGCCCTACGAATTCACGCAGAACATTTCCCAGGTTGAGTACACGGAGTTGGCCAAGGGAGTCTCCAACGGGTCCGCCCGCTACATGAGCGATGAGGAGGCCCTGGACTGGGTGTGCGACGAGTTTGGTTTTGACCGCAACCAGGTCACAATCCTGCATGAGATCGATGAGAAGGAGATCAACCGGCACAACCACTGCCGCGCCAGTGGCCGCAAGCTCGACCGTCGGCCCGTCTACTGCGCCAACGACTATCACTACATCCGCTTCAACGCCGGGAACGGTGCATGGCAGTGGGAAGCCTGGAACGGCCAGATCCGTCCCTTCTACGATTAAGCATATACGGCCCGCCCCGGAGGTCACGAGGGTAGAAAGGGTAACACCATGAGGAGAAGCAAGCGCAAGACGATCTGGGCCTACCTGGACGGCAAGAAGCTGGTGGATGTGGTCCAGGCGGCTCTCGACAACAATATGATGGTGGACGACATGAAGGCCGTACTAATCGGCCACGAGGTCACCTTCAAGGTCCAGTGAGCCGAAACGCCCGTATCGGCATAAATCCTCTAAAAATGCCGATATGGAGCGTCCGCCGGAGATCGCCTCCCGGCGCTGATGATGGAAGCAGCACTCCGCAGAAGATCTATCCATAAACAAAAAGCGGCCACCGACAAAACCATTGTTCAGCTTGTCGGTGGTCGCTTCGCGTTGCAGATAATAAAATGTTTTTAAAAGTTGCACAAAAAATGAAAACTTTTTGTGTTTTATGCTTGTATGGTAGATAGACAATTTATAAGCAAGCATCATTTTATGTTTTCCTCATATTATATAAAAGGCAATCAGAACATTCGTAAACATTGTCAATTGACATTTTTCACAATTTCATTGTACAATAATTACAAAGAAGTAGGTTTGGCATGAATTTTATAGCAAGGTTTTTAGATTCTTTACGGTCCCGTAACTACCGAGAACTAGCCTGTACTAAGGAAGGAAGTGATGGAAAAATGGAGCGGATTACGGAAGTTGCAAAATATTTTTTAGCAAAGGAATCAATGACGCATAAAAAATTGCAAAAAATGTGTTATTTTGCTCAAGCATGGTATTTGGCAAACTATGGCATCCCCCTTTTCCAAAACAACTTTGAGGCCTGGGTACATGGACCAGTTTCTCCTGATCTGTATTATATCTATCGTGAATGGGGATGGCTTCCGATTTCTCAACCCAAAGAAGGTGGCCAGCTGTCTGACCCCAAAATTTGTGAATTTCTGGACCTTGTTTATAAAACGTATGGGAGCTATTCAGCGGATCAATTGGAAAATATCACACATCAAGAAAGTCCGTGGCTTAATGCCAGGCGAGGCTATTCTGCGGGGGAATATTGTAGGAATATAATCTCCACAGATGAGATGCGGAAATATTACGGTAGCAGGCTGGGAAAATAGTATGGAAAATGAAATTGAAAATGCGGCGTATATTGAGCTAATTCCACGTTTCTTTGCTATTGCAATGGTTTTCTTTCTCATTGGTATTGCAGTTGGCATCGCGGTAGGACGCCTGATTTCTAAGAAGAAAAAGTTCCGCGTATCAATGGAGCAATTCATCATGGTTTTATCAGGCATATTTGTGGTGTGCTCGGTTGTCTTTCAAACATTGGGAAAAATGGAAGCTTTTGCATCTATCGTTGTTACAATGTTTTCAAGCGTGATTTTTTCCTGGTTACTAACAAAAATTTCTAGTAAAGAGGAATGGGAGGAACGAGAACAGGAACTCGCTCTACACTCATATCGCCACATTGATTATATTGAGTCAGCCTCAAAGACAGCAGAAAAAGCAATCAAACAATATATTGATGAAAATCAAGAAATCTCAGAAGCGCAGAAGCTGGTTTTGAGTAAGGCATTGGATTATATTGGCTATATCCGGGGTGGTATCGGAACCTGTAAAATGGATTGGTATGACCTGATGTCTGAAGAAGGGCAATCTAAGTTTATGCCAAAAGAATCTACCAGCCAAACTGTCCTTGTCGATGCGATGGATATGAACCAGGAAGACGCCTAACGCTAGGATTGGTTGTTAGCGGTATGCGTGTATGTAGTGACCTTCACGGGCTTCCGTGAAGGTCACTTGTTTATATACCGCCATATTTTCTTTTTCTATGGTGGTTTCAGGCTTTTTCAATGCTTGGAGATTTTCCGTCACGATAGACTTGCTATCATATGTCATATGCTGGGGCTGTTCTCACTGCCACCACATTGCTCAAAACCGGCCGATTTGGCGCATTCAAAGGTGATACCACCCTCACGGTGATCAGATTTCGCCATATTGAGGTAGAACGCGCAGACGGTCCCATGTGCGGTCCAAGGGAGCCCCACCATGGCGGTGAGCCACGGCAGGGCACCGGCGTAGTCCCGGCGGATGCAGTAGGCCGCGAGGAAAAGCCCGCCCACCGTCACCACCCACAGTAGGGCGCGGATATCGGAGATCAGCCGTTTGGAGAACTCCATCACGCCTTCCCCATCAGAAGCGCGAACCGGTACAGCAGCGTGGCCATCTGCTCCCGGGTCAGCAGGTCCTCCCACATATAGTTGTCGCTCCCGTCCGGCAGTTTCCCGCTGCCCTGGATGAGCCCGCAGGCCACGGCCCACTTCCGGGCCTCCGCGCTGTAGGAGCTCGCGTCGTTGTCCTGGAGCTTGTGCCGGTGAGCGCTCAACGCCGCCTCAAATTTCTTGTTGAATTCCTCCTGGGTCATTTCCGGTTCCTCCTTGTCAAATCCGGGCCGCACGGCCCCCATGATGTATTTGCCGGGCCGGGTCCTGCGCTGGACCTGCCCGCCGTTGGCGTCGTTCTCCGCGCCGGTGTTGCCCTCGATGGCGATCACGCCGCTGCCGGTCACGCTCTCCACGATGCCGCAATGGGCCGCCTGCTTTTTCTTCCCGGTGAAGTCGTAGATCACCACGTCTCCCGGCTGGAAGCTCCGCGTCACCCAGCACCCGGCCCCCTTGGCCGCGTTCATCAGAGCGGAGCAGCTGGCAGTCCGGACAGGCAGGCCCACGTCCACCTGGGCGAAGCACCACTGCACGAATACCATGCACCAGGGGTACGCCTTGCCGTGGACCTCCCGGCCATAGTACCAGGTGTTATAGCGGACGTTGTTGCTCTCCGGCGGGTCCTCCCGCACATTCAGCTGCCGGACGGCGACCTCCAGCAGGTCTCTAACCGTTCTCATTGCCGCCTCCCTCCAGCGCGTCCTGGACCTTCTGGGACTGCGTTCCGAAGTAGAACGCGATGACCACCGCGTACACGGTCATGAAGTCCTGAGAGATGGTCCCCCGCAGGGCTTGGACCGCAAACACGATGGTGAGCGTCAGAGTGAC